TACTAAATTGCTAGTGATTGCCATTTTCTATCCTTAAAATATCATACTATAAACGATTGCTTTACGTTTACTTATTAATTCATCTTGTTTGTTTTCTGAATTTACGAAGAACAAACCTGTACCACCTTGAGCTTCATTTTTAGCATATAGTTTTACACCATCCGCTACACTGCCTGGATCTGTTGCTTGTAGATATAGTTTAAAGTGATCATCTACTCCAACACAACCTGTACCGTCACTGCGTAAAACTAAATCTTCGTTACTTAATCTACTTTCAATAGTAGCATTATAAAACTTCAAATTTTGTACTTCAAACCTATCCACAAACCATGCCGCATTAACAACATTATCCAGTGTTAATGTTAAATTACTTGGGCCACCGTCTGCTTCAAAGTCACTGACTTCTAAAAACGAATCATACAAAACTGTGAGGCCATCCACAATGGCGCTGTCCTGAATTTTGAATGGAGGATTAACTGTAAAGTATGCGCCAACATAATCTGTTACTGCTTGTATGTTAGGAATGATGTCCGGATCCAATGGTGGAAGTCCTGGGGCACTGTAATCTAATACCTGCTGTTCGTAGTCTACCGTGCCGGTAACATTGACCACTGCTGTGCCTGTACCTATCAAGTTTAAGTTGTAGCCGTCTGTGGTAATGGAATTAGTTTGCACTCCCATTAACTCATCATTTTCGTTTTTTGCTACAAATAGGCCGCTACGTGTGGTACCGGTTTGTGTATCCAACCAATTTTTTGCTTCGTCAAAGATTAAAAACGCATCTGGTCTAGATCCACGAGATATTTGAATTCCTGATTTGCCATTGTTGGTAGGACTGATACCTGCTCCCACTTCTCCTTTGTTCAATAGAATAATTTTATCTTCTATTTCAACGTTGGCTGTTTGAATGCTTGTGGTGTTACCTAGTACTGTTAAATCGCCTGTGACAAAAACCGTGCCTATTTGATTACCAGTATTCAGCGTGATTGTCCCGCCAGAATTAACTGATAATTTATAAGAGTCGTCTTGTACTTTAACTATTCTTGCCATGTCAAATCCTTAATAAAGGGCCGAAGCCCTTTATATTAAACTGCTATCAATACCAATACGTCTGCTGACGAATCGTTATCTAGATACCATTTATATTTGTTACCGCTGAAGTCACGAGCAAGACGCTTAGTTAACTTGGCAATAGCAACAGTACCTGGAGTTTGACCTGTTGTAGATCCGAGGATGCGAATTTCACCGTTAGCACTTGGTGTTGCCGCAACTAATTTACCAACTTTTAAGTTGGTACCTGTGATGCCGCCAATGCTTTCTGCTTCTGTAAATGCATCGTCTGATGTTTTTAAAACAACGTATGTGCTCTTACCACGTTGCTTAACGATTTGATAGTCACTGGCTAATGCGCCGCCAAAGTAACCTTGAACTAAAATACCTGCTTGTGATGTTGTAAATGAACGTGTAACTTTAGTACCGTACACATCTTTCTTTAATGGACGTCCCATTTGATTCTCCTTAATTTGACGTTTTAGGTCTACGCAGAGGGATTCTGCATAAGTTCGCACTATGCGAATATAATTTAGACATTGTATTTAGCCACAAAAGAAAAAGGACTCCGAAGAGTCCTTTCCTTGTTACACTTAGTTAAGTGTTGATTACTGGAATGTTGCGTTAGCGATGCTAACTGTTCCCAAGTAATCAGCGGCGTTACCAAGAGATGACGCTGTGTTGTTCAACTCAACATAACCATAACGTGTCATAAATGATACGACTGGTTCGAAAGTTGATGGATCTAATACAACACCACTGCTCATCAATGGAACGTATGGGCAATAGAATGCAGCCGCATCAGATTCGCTAGAACCTTTGTAGCCAACTAACACTGCATCGCTGTCACCAGCGTATGTGTTAACGTAGATCTTCATTGCATTGTTCAATGTACCAACAAACTTGGTGTTTGTAGGTGCTTCGAATGTACCTTCTGTTGTACGAGCAAATGCGCTTGTAGTAGCAGATTGTAGGATTGTCAATGCATATGGGCTAACAACAGCCCAGTTACCAGCACCACGACGTGTACGCTGAGCGATCACGTTAGCCGCACGGTTGATTAGAACTGCCAAAGCGGCATGCTCATCACCAACGAATGTTGCTGTACCAGAAACAGTAGCCTGGTCGAATGCTTGGTTGTTACCGTTAGATGTTGCAAGAGTTGCTAGGGAACCTAGAACTTCTTGGTCAATTTCAGCAGTAATTTCTTGAGCCAAAGCAGCCATGATTTCTGCTTCAATGTCAATGCCTTGTTGGGCTTGTGCATCTTGAGCAGCCTCGAATGTCCAACGTGCAGACAACTTACGAGTCTTGGCTTCAACTGTTTGTTTCAAGATTTGAATGCTCATACGCTTACCAGCAACGCCTTCTAATGCGGCAGTTGCGGCAGCAGTCTTAGCACTACCGTTGTTTGCTGAATAACCTTCAGCAATTTTGAATGGGCTTAACGCCTCTTCACCAGCAGTAGCACCATATGAGCCGCTTAGTGTATCGCTGTAGCGAACACGTAGCGTATGGATTTGACCAACTGGACCAGTCATTGGCTGTACGCCAACTAATTCATTAGCGATGACCGTAGGCATCACACGTCTGATCACTGGAAGGATCACGCGATTTAGGGTTGCAACGTTACCGGCAGAAGTGGCGCCTGTGCTTGCAGATTCTGAAAGATACTTACGAGTGTTCTCTAAAGTAACTCCCATGACTGAGCGCTTGGTACCTTGAAGGCCTTCTAATAGTGCCTCTTTAGTTTCTTGCCAGCGGCTTTCTAGTAGTTCTGACATAAATTTCTCCTTATTTTAATCCAGCAAGGCGACGAATGTCAATTACATCGGCCTGGCTATTAGCACTACTAATGCTATGGGTTTCTTTATTGCCTGTGATTTCTTTTGCCTCTACAAGAGCCTTCTTCTTCTCCGGTGTGCTACCACTCAACACTGATGGCAGGTACTTGTCGAAACTAGTACGTAGTCTTACAGTTTGCACACTTTCTAGTAACTCGCTCATAATTTCTTGTTGATCCTTGTTTAGAGGATTTAGAAGTTCACTCATAATTTCACGACGTTCAGCAGTTTCTTGAGCGCGAATAATTTCTTGATCTCTGCTTTCGACTATCTGTTGTTTTTCTGAAATAATGCTTTGTGCTTCTGCGAGTTTTTGTTCTTTTTCTGCGATTACTTTTAGTAATTTGCTTGTTTCAGATTTCTCATTCATCAAACTGTTCTGATATTCAGATGTAAACGCTTCGAAAATCTTACGTCCAAAATCGTTTTGACGAGCTTGATCGATATCTTCTTTAAGTTGTGTAATTTCTTTTTCAAGACCTTGTTTTACAACAGATTCAACCAAACCTGCTGAAGTCTTTACAAACTTGCTCTTTAAGTGAGCAAATTGTTCTCTTGCTTCTTTAACAAGACGTACTTTGGTTTCAGCCAAATCTTTCTTGTCGTCATAGAAGTCTGCAATTTCCTTAGCCAATGCTTCGACCACAAACTGCTCCAACTTACCAAAATTCTCAGCCATTACTTTCTGATCTTCGTGAAGTTCAGAAATTTCTCTAGCAAGAGATTTTAATACAAACTCATTGAGTTTGCTTGAATGCTCGCGAATTGCTACAGCATAGCGGGCTTTCGCTTCGGCTAACTGTGCGCGATCTTCAGTAAACTCTTGGATTTCGACAGATAAACGATCTTCAATCATGTTATTGATTGCATCGACCATTACATTTTTGTCATGTTCGTATTTTTGCGCGAATTCTTCGCGTAGTTGTTGAGTAGCCTGTTCGCGATTTTCAGCGATTCTGGCAGTCCAAGCAGACTCGATGTCTGCCCTGATTTCTTCGGAAATCACGTTGTTTTCAAATAATGATTTAAGTGCATCCAACATGTGATTCTCCCTTGTTATTGGAGTCCGCCTATTATCTTTAATAGGCTTTCTTTTAGGTATTTCTGTGCCTTTACGTCGCCTTGTACTTCTTGTGCTGTTAAAAATGCCTTGTATCCGCCCTTGCTATTCATGAGATGTTCATAAATGGGCGTTGGATACGCACCCGGGGCTGACGGTTGAGCCACTACATCAACTGTAATAATCTCAAAATCACTCACTTCACCAGAACCGTCTTCCTTGACGTTTCCGGATCCGCGACTACTAACTCCTAACTTGACACCGCTTTCTAACATAGTGCGAACTAAGTTGCCCATTGGTGTTGGAAGAACTTTCATCTTCCCATAACCGTTTGGTCCATCCATCCACATTTCCTGGATCATATGGCTTACACGGTCTAGATTAATTTTTAAGTCGTCTGGATGATCTACTTCGCCTAAAACCGAATATCCGCCAGTTAACTGGTCGTTTAGTGTTTTGACAGCCCTGCCGATTTCGCTCACAGGATACACACGCTGATTTGCGTTTTTGATGCCGCCTTGGATACAGATACCCTTAAGGTACATGTTTTTGCCATCGGCGCCATCAGATTCCACAACCATACGGGCTTGATCGAATGTTAGGTTTTCGCGTAAGTATAAACTACTCATCTAGTCGGATCCTAATTAACCTTTGCTACCAATAATACTTCTAGTAGCGGCACCGCTTTCGCCGGCACCTTTCTTCTCTGCTCCGTGACCTTTCGCTACGCTACTTAGTTTTGTCGCATTTTTTGAACCAGGCACATTAACGTTACCTGAATTCAAATCCTTTGTTGATGGATTTGCTAATCCACCTTGTGTGCCACCTTTGCCGTCTGCTTCACGCTTACCGGACATCATGTTATCGCCGCCCATTCTGTTTGGCTTTGCAACTGTTGACTTGGTGTATACACCATTGTCGCCACCTTTAGGAGCACTTACTTTTTCTACATATTCCATAACAAAATCTTCTTTAGGCTCTTCTTCTGAACCTTCTTCACCTTCTGGTTCTTCTGGGCCCATTTCCATGTTGCCACCTGCTGGAATGCCTGCATCATCGCCGCTCTTGTCGCTCATCATTTGTTCAAATTCTGCGGTCAATGCGTCAATAATATCTTGTTTCATTAGGTCTAAATCACCAACTGTTGCTGGCTCTTCGTCGCCGCCTTCGTCGCCGAAGTCTTCTTCACCGTCTGTTGGCTCTTCGTCTGCATCAATGTCGCCTAGTAGGTCTGTTGATGGCTCTTCTGTGGCTTCTAAGCCAAATGCTTCTTCTGCTTGTTGGTCGAATTGTAAGTCATCGTCCAACAAGTTTTCGTAAATTTCGCGAGATTTTGCAACCACTAGTTCGTGGAACAATTCTTCGGCTTTTGATTTGTCTTCGTTAATTAGATATTCGAGCATCTGCTCAAATTTTGCGCGATCAGTCATTTGTGTTCTCCTATATTTGTGATGGGGCTATTCGCCCGCAAGGCTGTCGATGTATTTACTATGTACATAAAAAAACCGGTGCAAACCGGTTCAAAATACGAAATTTTAGTAAAAGATCACAGACTTGAATTCTTCATACGTCATTGTACTATAATTCTTGTATTTCTGCCACCCAAATTCTATGGCGCCAGGTTCAACAATTCTAATGTATTTAGTGTTAGGAAAATCTTTGATCACAGATTCGGTTTGTCGTAGCCAGTTACCATGAAATGTTGCTGGCTCTGTACTGCGTCTATAATTGGGGGTATCCGAGTAAACATTGTTTAGTTTATCGTTGATACCTTTATAATCAAATCCTAGAATATAGATAGTATCATAGTTGTGTGTGCTGGCCAACCATAGTGCTGTAGGCCCACTGCTCCATCCTTTACTGGGATTAAAAAAGTTCAAGTCGTGAATATTTTTAAGTTTTGTATTGACATTTGTCCATACTGGTATACGTCTATGCACTGCCTTATCTGTGATTTCTAGAACCATTTTAGCGTCTACTGCTATTAGATAATCTGGGTCGCAATCTCTATATAATGCATTGCAACCATACAATTTTCCAAAGGATTTTAGTCTAATAGGATCAATGGCCATACGGCTACGACCATTGCCTAATACAAAGGCGTGATTCATATACTAATTTATCAAGCGGCTGGAGGAGCCGCGTACATTCGAGCGATGAATTCTAGCTCTAGTTCAGTTTCTTTGATGTGTTGATCAGATGCTCTGCGTAGCTCGTTTATTTGACCAAGAGTCAAACGAGTTTTGCGTGTGTCGTTGAGACCACTGAGAACATCAGTGTCTCTGTCGGCCATATACTTGTCGTCCTGCTCTAATTCAGCAGTGTTACGATTAAAATAAAATAGTTCGCGTAGGATCATACTATTATTTATGCTGGAGGAGCGGCCGGTGCGGCTTCTGGTGCACCTTCTGCACCTGCGTCAGGAGCCATACCTTCGGGTGCCGGCGCTTCGCCTGACATTGCTCCTGCATCTGCGGCAATGCCTGTTGGACTCACACCTGCTGTACGCAATTCTCCGGCGGCATCCATTGGAGTGGATTTACTCATACCACTTTCTTCTTTCCACAAGCGTTCGTTTTCTGCAAGGTCCTCGTCTGTCATACCTAAGAAACGTTTCAAACTAAAACGTTTGCTCATGAACGGCAGTGCTACAACCTGTGCAAATGTACTGATACGCTGATTGTCCAGTTCTGCTTGACGATACGCGGCAAAGTTTTGTGGACTTTGAAAGCGTATATCAAACAAACTGAAGTCGATATTCACACCTTTGTTGTACAAGAACAGTTTAAATTCCGTGTCAAATGTTGACACCATTAAGTTCTGCAAGCGTTCACAATATTTGTTGAACCGCAGTTCTTGAATGTACGCTGTGCCTACTCGCCCATCATTGAAACTGGCTTGACTGTCGTCTGCACCTGTGGGCAAGTAACTGCTGGGAATACGCAAGGCACGCATTAACTTGTTGGTAAAATATTTTAAATCGTCAATCTCGCCCAGGTTAGTGCCGCCTGGAAGTGTTTCAACTTTACTTCCACGACCTTCTGCTGTCTGTGGAAAGAAGTAATCTTCATTGATAGACAGTGGATTATAAGAACTATCAATAGCACTGCCACCGCCTGTGCTACTAGGAATACGTCTTTGATGGATCTCATTTTTAACTCTTTCAACAAAGCTCATGGCCAAATGGCTGGGCATATTACCTACGTCAATGTAGAAAATACGTCTTTCAGGAGCTCGTTGTATACGATAGATGATAATAGCATCTTCCAGTAATTCTTTCTGTTTGTAAACTTTAAAAACACTTTCTAACAGTGAATTACCAAAAGGATAATTGTTGTCCAAGCCTTCACTGAGACTTAGGTGGACCACGTGTTTGGCATCAATGGCAAACTCGTTTTGTGATTTGTTAAAACGTGTGCCACTCTGTTGCGGATACGAACCAGTCATTCCTCGAGCACCACTGCCACCCTGAGTGTATGCGGCTCCGCCAGGCTGTTGATTTTGCGTGTTGGGATTGATCTGCGTTACGACCAAGTCCTGCAAATTGATATTTAAATCACGAACAACATACTGTTCAGGTTGCTTGCCTTCACTTTCGTTGACAATAATTTTGACAACTTTGCCCGGATCAACGTAGTACCATTTTTGATTTTCAGGATCGCGTACAAAAAAGCCATCACCATACTTGAACAAGTTACGTGCAATACGGAACATGCGTGTGTCAAGTTTTTGTAACTTGGTCCACTGCTGTAGGTATTCTTTTAAGATTTTAATTTCAGAATTTGTAGCACGATTTCTAAATTGAAGTGTAAACGGAGTACCGTTTTCTTTATTTTTTTGTGTGCAAAACTCTGCAAGGATGTCCAGTGCGGCATTTACTTCACTGTCCCAATCCATGGTGTCGTACTGCATATAGCGTTCAACACGATTAGGACTGCCAGTGTAAACATCTGGAAGATAGGAACTATAGTTGGAGCGAGCTGGACCTGCTTTTCCGCCTGCGCCGGATATTGGGCTAATGTTGCCTGTTGCTACTGGAGAGAAATGTCTTTTCCAACTCATTATATTTCCTATTATGCACTATTATTTGAAGTTTGTCTAGTGTATTTGGCTGTTTTGCTCAAAAAATCTACGGCGTCTGATTGTTGTGATACCATCTGCCCCATGTTTGTATTTAACTGATTTAGCAAGGCTACCATTTCTTTTTCGGCGCCCTGTGGCACTATTGCTGAAACTTTTTCTGCTTTTGGTTGTGCTCCTTGCTTTTCAACTGTGGAGTTCAGTTTGTTAATACTTTCATTCAATGTAGTTAAGTTTACATTGTTGAGATCTCTAAATGCTGAAGTTGTTGTGCTAATAGTATCTTTAAGAGTTTTTAACTTAATGACACTTTGATCAATGCTAGTTCCCACAGACTCTGGTATAACCAGTCTAGAAAAATCTGTAGATTTAAGTGCTGTATTGAGTTCAGCCACTTCTCTATTCATTTGTCCTGTTTGATTTTGTGCTGATGCTTGTGTTTGATTATTTTGTTGATTGTTTGCTCCAGCAGTGTTCATTCCTGCTGGCAAATTCATATTTGCTGTCATTTTATTAGCAATGAATTTTGTAGCATCAGGAAGTACAAGATCTGTTAGTTCTTCATGAAAATAAATGAGACCTCCTGCGGCAGCGGTTCCTGCAAGATACCATTTGTTTCGTTTCATTGCGCCGCCAAGTTTTGACCACCAACTTGGTTTCTCTCCAAGTTCCTCAGCGGCTTCTTTGCCTATTTTTCCTGCTGTTCCCGGTTTACCAGGCGATCCAGGTTTTTTGCCATCAGGTTCTGTGGGCAGAGGCTCTTTTCCTTTTTTGCTATCTTTATATGCATCGTAAGCCATGCCCGCTGCCTTGGCGCCGGCCAACGTTTGTAGTGCTGTAATACCAAGATCTTTAATATATGATCCAATGGCTTTGGCTGCTTCAGGTGCAATAAAAGTTCCTATTTTTTCAACTGTACTCATTTTTGCAAAACTGTCGCCTAATGCTTTAGCCTGGTCCGTAGCAAATTTTAATCCGTTAGCAGTTGTTTCAAATATCTTTGTTTCTATCAATGATTTTTTGAGACTATTTTGAACGTCTGTTAATGTTTGATCCAAGCCAGCAACTGCTCGTGTTGGGTCTGTTTTTGCGGCTGCTTCTTTTTCTGCCTGTTCTTTTCTGGCCTTATCAATAGCGGCATTGGTATCTTGCATGCCAGCCATTTGTGCAAGACCCAGAGCAGGGATAGTATTTCCCATGGTTGCTGTTGCCATTGCCAGTGTTCTCTGGCCTTCAGACAGTTGTTCTCCTGCTTTGCCGGCTTTGTAGAATCCAGCGTTCATTTGTTCAATAGCACCTGCCTGACCTTTGGAAATGTCTCTAGTCATCTTGCCTGCATCAACTCCTGCGGCAGACATGGTCATTGTGAAGTTTCTTGCTTCTTTGGTCAGTGCTACACCGCCGCCCGCAATCAAATCTTTAAATCCTGCGGCCAGTTGACCACTAGGATCCATTTGATTTAACTGTGCAATTTTAGCGTTAACTGCTGTTTGTTGACCTTCGTCTAATTTTGACAATGCCAGTTTCATTCTAGCATCACGTTGTGTGGCTTTGTTGGCTTCGTCTAATTGCTGTCTAGATACACCAGTGGCCTTGGCCATTTTATCTAGTTCTTGATTATACTTTTCTGCACCAGCGGCTACTTCAGCATCACTCATACTGCGAAGTTTACCACTTCTGTTCAATTGTTCCATGTAACTAGCATTGTAAGTTGCTAGTTCATCCATGCTAAATCCTAGTGCGGCAAACTTTTGTCCTGATTTTTCCATAAATTTGCCTTGTATTGCGGCAAATTTATCTGCTCCTTGACTGGCAGAACCAAACGCCATAGACAATGATGTAGAATTTTCTTTAATTGTCTTGGCAAAAATTTCTAAAGGAAGTCTTGCTTCACCGGCTTTCAATTGCGCAGTCAGTAATGAGTCGCCTAAATCGATACCTGACTGCGACAAATGTCTAAAGATTTCTATTTGATCGCTTAACGTTCCACCAAATGCATTTATAGCACTAGCAAAAGGTTCAGGAGCAAAATCTGCAAGTACTCCGCTGAAATCCTTTACACTGGGAGTTGCATTAGAAAAACTTCTTGAAAAATTATTAGCAGATTTTTGTAAAACTTCAACACTGCCGTTCATAACGTCAGTGAATCTTTCTTCTGCCTTTGCGCCCTTTTCCATCCTCTCTTGTAAATTTTTGGAGTCGGCTGTATTAGTGTTACCGCCTCCTGGAGGTATTCCTGATCCTGATCCTGATCCAGTTTTCCCAGATGTTCCCGACGGCTGTTTACCCAAGACCGCAAGCAACTGTCGCATCGTTGCTTCTTCTGCGGCTCCTTCGATGATCACTGTACCAATTGATGGTATTATGGCTTTTACTGGCATTTATTTTTCCATGAAAAACTGCGTATATAAATAACAAGACGAGCAGTACTATTATTTAGTGGAGTTAAAAACGCATGGAAAATCAAGAACAGCAAGGATCAAATCCTTTAAAGAAATATTTTAGACAGCCAAAATTGTATGTTAAATTGCCCAGTAGTGGTGCCTTTTATCCCAAAGGCTCTTTGGAATACACACAGAACATGGAGTTTCCAGTGTATGCTATGACGGCACGTGACGAAATTGCAATCAAAACACCAGATGCACTAATGAATGGCCAGGGTACTGTGGATGTTATTCAGAGTTGTATGCCAAATATTAAAAATGCATGGATGATCCCCAGCATCGATGTGGATGCTATATTGATTGCTATCCGTATTGCCACATACGGAGAACAAATTGATTTGGATATATCAGTTCCAGGAACTGCTATTACTAAAACATATACTACTGATCTAAGACTAGCATTAGATAAATTACTGTCCGCGGTGTATGATACAGAAATTAAAATAAACGATGAACTAACTGCATTTGTACGTCCTATTAACTACCAAGAATATACCAAAAATTCAATTAAAACGCTGGAAGAACAAAGAATATTCAGTATAGTTAATAGTCAAGAGCTGTCAGAACACCAAAAAATTGAACAATTTAATAAAAGTTTTAAAATTCTAACAGAAATCAATATTGGAACTATTATTAGGAGTATTGATAAAATTGTTACACCAGACGGGGAAGTAACTGACCCAGCATATATCAACGAATTTGTCAGTAACTCAGACAAAGAATTCTTTAATAAAGTTACAGATCATCTTGAAAAACAGCGTGATCAGTTTACTATGCCTATGTTTAAAATTGTTACCACCCAAGAGGAAAGAGATGCTGGAGCGCCTGACGAGTTTGAAACACCTATTTCGTTGGACGCCTCAAATTTTTTCGTATAAAGCTCTTCAACCTTAGACTCGAAGATGCATTACGAGTTGTTGAAGAGCTCGATAAGGAAGTCAAATCTATTAGAACAGACATTATCAAAATAACTTGGTATATGCGTGGTGGTATCAGCGTAGACGATGCGTTTGCACTAAGTTTCGAAGATCGTGAAATCATAGCAGACATTATTAAAGAGAACTTGGAAACTACTAAGAAGTCAGGATTACCTTTCTTTTAATACTTCAAGATTCACTGCGTTCATCTGTTCATCGCGTTGCTCGAACTATTTCTTTCTTTCTAATTATATAAGCACTATTAAGTGCGAAGCACTTTAGCATTATCTAGATTGTTCAGTCACACTTCGCCCGCACAGGGCAAAGTTAAAAACATTATCTGAGTTGCACAATGTCACACAGCAGTAGAGCATTACAGTGGCGGTTGTCCGGTACCACGAGCTCCGTCTTATCACAACGGCGGCAAACAAATATCTGCTATCATACTTGTTTACGTGAGGTGTCTCTCCTCTCCTTGAGCCTTTAATTCTTAAAACAGCAAAACCGCGGCAATTTGCGATCCTCGTCCTGTTAAGGATAGTTGCTGAGTACTCTTAACGGCAAGAGAATTCCGTCCCTGCGATCCGTGATCCAGGTATAGAGCGCACGAATTTAGCCTGCGCTAGCCATTAACCGTTTGATTTTGCCTGTGATTGTTCTTGAAGACGCTGTCTTAGTATGTTTGAACCGCCTACACGAACGTTAATAATGCCGTTATAGTAGTCGTCGGTTTCTAAAACTCTGCGTTCGAATTGCTCTCTTGCCTCTAGATAAGACATTTCTGCCTTGGATTTGCAAAAATAAAGTATTTCTCGTGTGAATTTTTCTGGACCTAGTGCGTGGACGTCTGCTTGTAGTCTCTCAGATGAGCCCCAGTATTCACGCCAATCGCTTTCTACTGTGCTACGTCTTTTGAGTTTTTTGCCTTTGAGTGGTGGTTTTGTGCGCTTAAACTGTGCTAGTTTTTTGCCTATATATTTCTGTCCAGATTGATTATTAGTGATGAGATAAACAAAGCCTATAACGCCTTCGGGAATTTCTTCGACTAATATATTTTGATAGTGCCACGACATGCACGTATATACCAGTTACTCGTCGTCACTGCCTTCCGTTTTGGCCTTTTTGTTTAATTTTCGCTGTGCCTGTATTTCTATTCGCCTTGCTGTGGATAACACACGTATGTCCCTGAGGAACTCACGTGCCTGTACGCTGGAACCATGATAACCATAACGTTCAAAACGTTCGTTCCAGCGTGAATACTCTATGAATGCTTTAACCAGCCGGTCATGAGTATCATCTTTTATATCGTCAGTCATACACTTCTATATCGTTAGCATAACTGGTGAACCCGTTTTCTTTTATTACCTTGAGCACGTTGTTCACTCGACCTACTAATTCGTCCCTATGAGAGATTAGATAGATGTTCTTACTGCGTTCTCTGCCCATCTTTTTCAAGACACTCAGAGAATTTTCAACGCCATTAGCATCCATGCCGCTGTCAATAAGCTCATCAATGAATAAGAGATTGATGTTTTGATATAAACTTTCCCAAACATCACGGAACGCCCACGACAATCCTAAGATTAAGCGATTCCTTTCTCCCCGGCTCAAGTTATCAAAATCGAGATCTTGTCCGAGTTGGGTTATTTCTACCGTTAGGTCATTTTGGAATACAACGGTGTGAGGTAGACCCACCTTATCAAGGTAATAAGTGAGACGGTTATTCAAGTAAGCAAGATTCTGGTCAATGATCTTCTTACGAATAAACGAATCTTTTGATGTTAACAGTTTTAATAAAAATTCTTGATGTTCTTTCATCAAATTTAAACTGTTAACAGAATCCCAAGACACATCCTGAAGTGCAGTATGTTCTAATTCAGTGATCTGCTCTTGATAAGTATCTCGTTCATCTTGTTTGTTTTTTAATTGTACTGCAAGACTATCTAAATTGCTCCTATGATTATAGGCTTCGTTTAGTGTGTCGTAGAATGTTGTTGGTCGACCGTTGATGTCACCAATAGACTCGAGTTCTTTAATAATCAATTCGAGATCTCCCGCTACCTTGGACAAGTATGTATCTGCATCTGCCAGATTTTTCTCTGACGCTTTAATCATTTCTTCGTGTTTATGGTCATGCAGTTCCTGTTCACATGCCGGGCAAGTATTTTGTGCTAATTGCGATATCTCTTTTTGATATTTTTTAACAGTTTTGTCTGCTTGCATTGTCGCAGTTTCTAGCGTGGCTTTTTCTTTATTAAGACTCTTAATCTTAGCCGCTAGTTCATCATAAACTTTTAGTTTATCGTGTTGTGCAATTTCTGCATCAATGTCTAAACCCGCAAGTTCGTCTATGGCTCGTTGTATTTTACTAATATCAGAGTCTTTAGTACGTTGCCAAACAGTTTGTTTTAGTTTTAAACTGTCAATACTTTCTTGTATCTTGTCGTTGCTTTTTTTGACAGCATCGATCCTTGCGCTTTCTTGTGTAATTTCTTCTTTGGTAATGCGTACTTGTTCTTTGAGATTTTCTGCTTTTTCACTCAGCAAAGTAATACCCAGCAGTTGCTCAATGATCACACGTTGATCATTGGCTTTCATTGATAAGAACGGTTCTGTATAAGTGTTTAATGCAATGATATGTTTAAACATATCATGGCTCATGCCTAATAACTCGTCGATGTCTTTTTGAGTTTCTCTACTGTCTCCCTGTCCTTCATCATCGATGTCTGCATTTTCTTGAACTTGATCGTCCACATAAAATTTTAAAACGTTGGGTTTACGACCACGCTCGATCCTATACAACCTGCCGTCTTTTTCAAACTCCACAGTGACTAACATATTTTTAGAATTAATCTTGTTAATAAGATTATCTTTTTTAATATTAGTAAGTGCAGTGCCGTACAGTCCGTAACTTAGCGCATTGACAATGGTAGTTTTACCTGTGCCATTACGGCTACCACTGTCATCTCCGCCTTGATCTAAGTTTTCACCCAGCACAAGAGTCAGTTGTTCTTTACAGAAGTCGACAGCCTGGGTAGCGTTACCCACGCTCATAAAATTACGTACTGTTAAATCTTTTATTCTTATCATAAATTATTGTAAATCGCAAGTAGTACTTTAGGGTCGTACGTGTCGCTTTGAATACTGGCTATCTGATTGCTGACAATTTGATCTACACTTTCAAATTGTTGAACATCTAAGGCAGTGTTAATCTCAACATCTTTCTTTTCAGGAATTAGTGTAAGTTCTCTAATATTAGCCTGGCCCATGAATGTTTCTTTAATAAAACTGGCTTCCTCAAAACTGATATCAATATCAATGCCCACACGCAAATATGTTTTAGGAAGAATTAATGTTTCAGACTCATCTATTAGACGACTTAATTTTACAGTTTTAAACTTAGGAGCATCATCCCACACTTTATACACTGGTTTCTCACCATGTTGTAAAATCATCATGCCACGATCATCGTCCCATGCATCTGCATAGTTGTGCGGAAAAGAATTGCCGATATAGACAATGTTTTCCTTTGCCTGTCTTTTATGAAAATGTCCACTGAACACGTATTCTGGATTTTTAAAATTGCTGGCCTGTAGTTCACCGTGGTCTGGCATTTGTACCATGGCGTTCATCATAAACAACGGCAGTTCAAAGTGTCCAAAAATATATCGACTCTTTAATTTTTCCATCTTACGCCATTCATCACCGACCAACCACGGTACCAGTGTGACATCTCCAATGGTTGTGATGTCGCTGATAACAGTAACTCCGGGAATATGTCTGCCCCAATCAACCGAATGAATATCACGCTTGTCTTTGTAGTACAAGTCGTGATTACCTGGAAAGAAATAAAACTGATCAAACGCTTTGCCTAATTTTTCTAGACAGCGTATTGAGCTGTGCATAGTAAGCATATTAAGGCTATTACGATTGTGATGCCAGTCTCCTAAAAAGATGCCTGTTTCACAGCCTTCTTTTTTAGCCTCAGCAATAAACCAATCTACAAAATCTTCGCAGTCTTGATTATGCGTTGCGGAATTTGATTTCAACCCAAAGTGTATGTCTGTAAAACATGCAACCTTTTTAAACATTATAATCCTTTTTGTTATTATAGCAGAAAAACAACAGCACTGTCAATCAGTGGCCACCGGTGGATTCTCTCGTTTTAGTGCGTTATCGTATTCTTGATTAATCATACGAGTATAACTTGGGTTCATACCGTTTTCTTGCAAGATATCGTCTCGGATATTCTGCATTTTCTTTTCAATATTGATGACACGGACAAACGAGTTAGTAACCGCGGCGGTAAAATATGCGAAAGGATTATCACTTTTTGATTCATCGAATTGCAGTCCAATTTGTGTAAGTTGAAGGATGGCTTGTCCCTTCATTTCGTCGTTGTAGGTATAACCCCTAACGTTGCCTCTGGTAGCATATCGCTCGCAGAGTTTGATATACATACGGGCCAATGTGTCCGTAATCTGACCGTGATCCTTGCTGAACTTTCCTTTAAGCATTCCGCCTTTCCAGTGACTTTTGCCCACGCAGATTAGAGTGTCAGTGTCGTCAAATTTCCAATGTTGAAATGCTGGAAAGTTAACTTTTTCTCTGTGATCTGCTAGAGTCTTTGGTGTACGTTTGCGTCCAGGTTCCAACGGAATATGATCGTAGGTCATGATTCGAAAAACTAGATCTATTTTTTCTATTTTTTTGTAATCTATTTCAAATTCTGCAACTTTTACTTTGGGATTTTCGGCTTTGGCTTTTTCAAATGCTTGTTGCTGTAGTCGTTTTGCCTTGACTCGTTTTGCTTCTGCAACAGTTCTAATGTTGATTTTTTCTAAACTTGGTAGTATTAAGTCGTATTGATGGTATTCGGGCTTAACAAAACTGCTGTAAGAGTTCTTGCTTTTGTGTATCTCTGATAACAAATCCTTGTTATTCAGGTAGTTTACTTTTTTCATTATAATTGTGACTCCTCAATATAAATTATAAACTCTGCACTTAATAAAGTCAATAAATATGTTTAACAAGGATAACCAAAAATGCCAGTAGACTTAAACAATTTCGTTAGCGGTGCAAGATCAATTGCAGGCTCTGTAGCCGGTACGTTGGGCACTATTACTAACACGGTAAACACATTAAAAACAGAAGGGTTTGGTGCGGCACTGCGTAGTGTAAATTTACTGCCAGGCGGCGAAACGGGTAGGTCGGGTAATCCAGCGGCCGCAATTTTTAGCTCGTCTGCCAGCAGAGATTGGCGAGTAAGACTAAGTCTGCCCAATAATCCTGCGTACAAATCCAGTTCAATTTTGAGACCCTTGATAGAAACTAATGGCATGGTGTTTCCGTTTACGCCTTCGATAATGATGACACATTCAGCCACTTATCAGCCAATGACGCCTGTGCATAATAATTATCCTTTCTTGTCATACGAAAACAGCAAAGTTGATGCAATGACTATCACAGGACAATTTTTCTGTGAAGATTCTGTAGAAGCCGCGTATTGGGTTGCGGCTGTACACTATTTGAAATCCATAACAAAGATGGCATTTGGAGCAGATGCAAATGCTGGTGCTCCACCCCCTGTGGTTAAATTAAACGGCTACGGAGATTATGTGTTTAAAGATGTGCCAGTAGTGTGTACAAATTTCCAAGTTGAAATGCCCAACGACTGTGATTATATTTCCACAGGACTTTCGGCAGGTGCACCTAGTGCAGGTGTAATTTCAAAAGCGGCAGCACTGGTAGGCATCAATTTACCGGGATCCAGTGTGGCACAAGGTGTTGCATGGGCGCCAGTTAAAAGCACCATAACAGTAACGGTGCAACCATTGTACAGTAGAGAACAAGTTCGTAACTTTAGTCTTGATAGATTTATCAAAGGCGATTATGTGCTTGGCTCTGGCAATAATAAATCAGGATTTATTTAATGGCAAATTATAACAACAAAAGTCCTTGGTTTAAAACTCAAGAATTACCAGGATTTCTAGCACCAATCAATATTAGACCTGTAAGTGCAGAACCCGACGACTGGGTATATACCATCGAACCTCAATACAATCATAGACCTGACTTACTAGCCTATGACTTATACGGATCTACAAAGTTATGGTGGGTGTTTATGCAACGTAACATGGATGTATTATCAGACCCGTTATTTGATTTTAGATCCGGTGTAAGCATTTACATTCCTAAAAAATCCAGTTTGTTTGATGTGTTAGGATTATAATATGCCGTTAGAAGATAGCCTTGGAATTAAACCCAACGTATTAGAAAAGTTTACATCTTACACTAGTATTTTTACAATTAGTGCGCTGACCAGCGATCAAATTAATTTTCCAGAATCATCCACCAGTTACAAAAATAATCAACTAGGACAAATTATATTAAGAAGTGGTGGTGGCAAGCCTGATAACAGAGTAATGACTGCATACACATCATCGGCAAATCCGTCAGGTAAGTTTGACTTTTATATTGACAATATTGAGATTGGTAGTTTGATGACCTACGACAAACGTACAAAAGGCACTAACTCGACAAATATTAGTTTTGATATTTTTGAACCTTATTCGTTAGGTATGTTTTTGCAGACATTACAGTTGGCCGCTGCCGCGCAGTCCGATCAAGGCATGACAGTCAATTATACAGACATGCCATTCCTCATGACTATAGAGTTTATAGGGTATGACAGTGCAGGAAATATTGTACCAGTGGACGATGTGTTAAACAGACATATTCCGTTTACTTGGGCACAGATTGAAATGGATATTTCTGCTTCTGGGTGTCGTTACAAATGCACAGCAGTTCCATACAATGAATCGGCACTATCAGATCAAGTTAACATTCTAAAGTCAGACATAAAAATTAGTGGTACAACTGTACAAGAAATTTTACAATCAGGCACTAATAGTTTACAACGTTGGATCAATGAACGCGGTAAAGAGATGGCCAAACAAGGCAGTGAAACAGGCAAAGAAGAATACGTTCCTGATGAAGTTGTTATTATTTTTCCTAAAGATGGTGCGCAAATATCATCTACTGAGTTGCAAGACGATGCCGGACAATCTGCTACAACAAATTCTGCAACAGCCTCGAACAATAAAAAAGTACAAGAAAAGTTAACACTAAACAAAACTAGTACCTCTGTCGGTGGATCTGCCGCATCCATAAAAATGCTGGTACAAAATACGGAGTCGCTGAACGAAATAGGTTCGGCCAAGATGGGATTCGACTTAAACACCGGCGGAGATTCTCAGTTAAAACCCAAAGATCAGATACAACCAGATCCAGATAAACCTAATTCAAGAAAAGATAACGTATATGATCCTAAAGATAAAGTTTTTAAATTTGCTCAAGGGACATCAATCATTAATGCCATTACAGAAGTGTTATTAATGAGTGAGTTTTGCAAAAAAAGTGTGTCTGCTCCTTCAGACAACAAGGGATTAAAAAAATGGTTTAGAATTGAAACACAAGTGTTTAATTTAAAACCGCAACCAGGCAATAATAACAGAGCAAAAATTCCCAAACTATATGTTTTTAAAGTTGTAGAATATTCAGTTCATGAGCATAGATTCAAGCCACCGGGTGCGCAACCTCAGGGTTATGATGAATTAAAGAAAAATGCTGTTAAAGCCTATAACTATATATACACAGGTAAAAACGTAGATATTATCACGTTCAACATTCAATTAAAAGCAGGTATGTTTACCACTGCGTATGCTGATAAAAATGCACTAGCCGGTTCAGTATATCCACAGATAAATGGACAAGGTGTCGGCACTGCGGGTCAGCCCACCAACGACGAGTCAAACAAGAGCGCAGTCGAGAAAGGAGTACCAACTGCACCTGTGGGAGAGTTACATCGCCGATATAAAAATGCAGGCGGAGGCCCCAATGACGATTATCGTAGCCTAGTTGCTAAAAACTTTTACGAATCGTTATTAAACAGTCAGGCAGATTTAATGACAGCAGAAATTGAAATAATTGGAGATCCGTATTATATTGCCGACAGCGGCCTGGGTAACTTCAGTGATGTACCTGTAAACTTTAACGAAAATGCAAACGGTTCAATGAATTATCAAAGCGGTGAAGTTGACATAATTGTTAACTTTAGAACCCCAACCGATTATAATCGCATCACTGGAGAAATGGACTTTATGTCTGGAGTACAGAACGCAGGATTCAGCGGACTATACAATGTTCAAGAAGTTACTAATATGTTCAAAGGCGGAAAATTTACACAGACACTGAAGGCTATAAGACGTCCAATTCAGGACCCAGTTAAAGAAGAAAAACCAGATATTAAACAACAGTCGGCAACACCAACGGCAGCACCAAATAGCGGAAGTAGTTATACTGGACCAGTTGGCAATGCTACCAATGACCCTGTTCCAGTGGCTGAACAAGCGTCGTCGAAACCTGAACCACCAAAACAACAAACGTTTGCTCAGGCATTTGCATCTGCAAGACGTAGTGCCGGTAACAGTTCAGGTAGATTTTCGTTTACTGATCCTAGGACTGGTAAAACTGGAGTATACAACACAGCCTATAAAGGTGAAAAGGTATTGCCTCCAAGTACTGATGAAGGCAAGTCGTTAACACAGCGTCCAGGTCAAGCATCTAAAAAATCTATAGATTCTGTATCTAACGGCTCTAGAGAAAGCCAAGTTGAATACACTAATACCGGAATACCAATTCCAGGAAGACCAAGAGGCGGCGCATAATGTCAGCAAATGAAACAAAAAGATCTAATGAAACGAGCGGTGCGAAAGTTGATCCAGGGCCACACCTAGCACGAGTGGTCAGAAGCGAAGATAACAAGTATATGGGCACACTTCATGTTCAACTATTGCGTGATGTGGGTAACGTTCCCGGCAGCGAAGGTAGCACATATCCTGTAAGATATCTAAGTCCGTTTTACGGAGTCACAAACATCGATCATGTGGGTAAAAATAATACCTACGGTGACACACAAAAGAGTTATGGAATGTGGATGGTTCCTCCTACTGAAGGCGGAATTGTGGTTGTTATGTTTATTGAAGGAGACACTAGTAACGGTTTCTGGATAGGATGCGTACAAGACGAGTATATGAATTTCATGATACCAGGCCTGGCAGCAACTGAGTTGAATACCAAAATGCCGCCTTCGAAGGAACCAGTTGCAGAGTTTAATAGAAAACTTGTTGTTGGAGATCAACCAGACTCGACACAGATCAAAAAACCAGTACACCCGTTCAGCAGTATTTTAAGTACACAAGGATTATTAACGGACGAAGTTCGTGGAATTACAACCAGTTCTGCCAGACGAGAGAGTCCTAGTAATGTGTTTGGAATAAGCACACCAGGCCCGGTGGATAGACTATCGGGGCAGACTAGGGGCACAGTGGGTTCAAAAGAAAATCCACTTAAAGGTGCGTTTGTTGGCAGACTCGGCGGCTCAACATTTGTCATGGACGACGGTGATGAAAATTATTTAAGAACAGGACCCGCTTCAACAACTACATCGTCATACGTATCTGTAAATGGCAAGGGCGGAGTAAAGGATATTCCCCATAACGAACTTGTGCGTATTAGAACCCGTACTGGCCATCAAATACTATTACACAACAGTGAAGATTTAATTTATATAGGAAATGCCCGAGGCACAACTTGGATAGAGTTAACCAGTAATGGAAAAATTGACATCTTTGCCGAAGACAGCATTAGCATCCATACTAAAAACGATTTAAACATTTCTGCTGATAGAGATATCAATATGAAAGCCGGCAGGAACGTTAATTTAATTTCAGGTGCAAAAATGCACTTTGACAGCGGAGCAGACTGGTTAGTAAAAGTTGGAGCAGATAGTAAAATTACTGTAAGCGGACAGAGTAATATTAAAGCAGGCGGCAACCATGTGGAAACTGCGGCTAACATTCATATGAACGGACCAGCAGCCGCAGCCTGCGGTCCAGCCAGTGCGCCAAAACGAGTTCCTGAACATGAGCCGTGGTTAGGTCACGAAAACTTAAATCCCGCAGGCCACACTCCTGCAAAGACAGATTCAAGTTCCAGCGCATCAGTTACGAACGGATCCCAATCTAAGATTGTGGATACCTTCAAGAAACTATAAAACGATAAACAATAAATATTAAACTATGGCAACTTATAACTCAATTTCAGGTAGAAGCGTTATTCCACAGAACGGTATATCCGATCCTACTCCAACCGGTCGAGCATACCGAGGATTAAGCACAATTTCTACTCCGTCGGGCAGTTATACGCTGTACGACCTAAGTCTAATCAAACAAGATATTGTGAATCACCTGCATATTCGTCAAGGCGAAAAACTAGAAAATCCAGAGTTTGGGTGCATTATTTGGGACCTACTGTTCGATCCATTGACAGAAGAACTAAAGGATATTATTGCTGAAAACGTTACAGAAATAATGAATTACGACCCCAGGGTAACAGTAGATAGTTTAATAGTCAGCGAATACGAAAGCGGAATCCAAATAGAGTGTGATTTAATATATCTTCCATACAACATTTCTGAACAACTGCGTTTCAGATTTGATGAAAACAACAATATCCTCAGTTAATTATCTACCCACTTTTTAGACTTGATAAATATAATATCGAGGGCTAATTATGGCAAGTGTAGATAGACAAAATAAATTAATAGCGGCAGAAGACTGGAAACGAGTTTACCAGAGCTTTAAAAACGCAGACTTTAAATCGTACGACTTTGATAATCTGCGTCGTACTATGATCACGTATCTACGTGAAAATTATCCAGAAGATTTTAACGATTATATTGAGTCAAGCGAGTACTTGGCTCTTATCGACCTTATTGCATTCTTGGGACAAAACCTAGCATTTAGATTTGATTTAAATGCCCGCGATAACTTTTTAGAACTAGCAGAACGTCGTGAAAGTGTGCTACGTCTAGCACGTTTACTATCCTACAACCCTAAAAGAACACAGCCTGCTAACGGACTTTTAAAATTTACCTCTATATCTACAACAGAATCTGTGGTTGACAGTAACGGCAGAGATTTATCAAATCAAACTATCGTATGGAATGACAGTGCCAACAGCAACTGGTATGAACAGTTTATTAAAGTTATCAATGCTTCACTTCCAGAAACACAGCAATACGGCAAGCCTACTGACAGTGCAACTATCAGCGGCGTCCCTTGCGAACAATATAGATTTAATGCTTCTAACACCGAAGTGCCTATTTACGGATTTAGTAAAAATATTGATGGTCGTAACATTGACTTTGAAGTAGTATCGACAACATTTTCAGGTGCAAATGCTATCTATGAAGAACCACCGTTTCCAAGTAACAGTCTAGCATTTTTATATCGTGATGACGGCGGTGGCCCTCCTAGTAGCAATACTGGATTTTTTGTGCATTTCCGCCAAGGCACTTTACAAGAAAGTACATTTAGTATTGCACGACCAAGTACCAGCGAAACATTAGATATTGACAGTCCAAACGTCAACAATTCAGATGTGTGGCTATACGGACTTGACAGTATTGGATTTGAATCTACACTGTGGACTAAAGTAGATTCTGTTGAAGGTAATAATATTATCTACAATAGTTTATCCAAGAACATTAGAGACATATACTCTGTGCTTACCCGTTCATTGGATCGTATTCGATTAATTTTTGCCGACGGTACCTTTGGAAATTTGCCACAGGGCAACTTTAAAATATACTACAGAACCGGTAACGGATTATCATATTCAATAAATCCAGCAGATATCAAGAACGTAACTATTGATATTCCCTATATTAGTCGCGCTGGCAAAAAAGAAATAGTTACAGTTGCATTGGGATTAAAATACACAGTTACTAATGCGGCGGTAGCAGAAACATCTGACGAGATCAAAAATAATGCTCCTGCAACATATTATACTCAGAGTAGGATGATCACAGGCGAAGATTATAATATTCTTCCATTAAGTGTTAATCAAGAAGTTATTAAAATTAAAGCAGTTAACAGAGTAAGTAGCGGTATTAGCCGTTATTTCGATTTAAAAGATAGCACAGGAAAATACAGTACCACTAACTTGTTTGGTACTGATGGCATAATCTATAAAGAACCCATTGTAGATATTTTTACATTTAGCGTAAGCACACGTTCTGACATTGAAAATGTTGTGTTAAATCAGATAGAGCCAATTATTGGACTAAGAAGAACTATTGACTTTTATCTTGACAAATATCCTACAATCGCCCTGGCTCCTAACTTCACTGCATTTTATCAAAAAACCAGTGCAGTTAATTTGTCCACAGGATATATCGGCGACATTGATAATGCCGCTACAAAAAAATTAGGATCGTTTACCAGTTCAAACCTACGTTATCTAATACCGGGTGCGCTTGTAAAATTTATTCCACCAGTCGGAAAAGTTTTTGATGCTGATAACACTGTCATAGATTCTGCACTAGCAGATGCAAATTCAAAGTATTATATTTGGAGTAAAGTGATTAATGTTATATCTGACGGCACTGCATCAAACACAGGACAATTAGCAAACGGAACAGGACCAGTAATACTCAACGATGTGGTAGATTCAACATCTTATGCAGATTCTATTCTTCCAAAGTTTGTAACTGGACTAGAACCCAGTGTTATTACTAGGATGGTAGATTTAATATTTGCCAATAAAGAATTTGGTCTACGATACGATGCCAATCTTACCACATGGAAGATTGTCACAGATACAAACGTTGATAAGAAAAATGATTTCAGTTTAGGTAAAGCAGGCGATGTTAGTAATCAGCAACTAGATGCAAGTTGGATCGTGCTATTTGAAACCAATGGCGAAACATACACAGTTACCAGTCGTGGTACAAGATATGTGTTTGAAAGCGAAAAAGAAATTAGATTCTTTTACGACAGCTCAGATAAAGTGTATGATACCAGTACAGGAAAGATTGTAAGAGATAAAATTTCTGTTCTAGGCATTAATACATCTCCCGATGCAACCACACCTATTAACTTAGATATTAATTGGGAAATTGTCGACGAGTACAAGGGCTCGGACGGATATATCGATTCTAAAAAAATATCAATTAGTTTTTACGATAATGACGAAGACGGAGTAGTTGATAATCCTGAAATTTTTGACGTCATTGTTGCACCAGATACTAATCCAGCAGAGAAATTTATTTTTCAAAAAAGCCGTGTTAGCATAGACGGTATAACTGATTACTATTATATTAAAAATGAAAACGACTTAATTAAAATTTTTACATCGCAGAGTGTGGTTGATTCTAATTTATTAAGTAATCAGCAATTAATATACATCATGGACGAAAATGTAGTTAAAGTATTCTACAAAGACAGTGTGAGTTTTGTTATTACTACAGAATACCGTGCCTTTGTTGGCCGAGACTTATTAAAATTTCAATATGTTCATGCCGCAGACGAAAGTGCAAGAATAGACCCAGCCGCCACAAACATTATCGATATCTTTATGTTAACTAAATCATATGATACACAGTATCGTCTATGGTTAAATGGCGACCTAGCAACCAAGCCGTTGCCTCCAAGCAGTGATTCATTGTTCATTAACTTTGGTACTGAACTAGGAAAAATTAAAGCAATCAGCGACGAAGTAATATACCATCCAGTAAAGTATAAAAATTTATTTGGATCTAAAGCAGACATAAGTCTACAAGCAACATTTAAAGTAGTCAAGAACAGTTCATTGGTTGTCAGCGATAACGATATTAAAACTGGTGTAGTAACAGCAGTCAAAGAATTCTTTTCAATCGACAACTGGGATTTCGGCGATACATTTTATTTTGGAGAACTAGCAACATATATTATGAACAGAATGTCTCCGCGTATTGCAAATATAGTATTAGTTCCAAAGAATCAAAATTTAGCATTTGGCAGTTTGTATGAAATTAAAGCAAACCCTGATGAAATATTTGCCAGTTCTGTATCTGTAGATAATATTGAAATTATTTCAGAAATCACTGCGGCAAGATTAAACACAACCGGAGTAGTGCTAACATCTAGTACTACTTCTGCAAACGGCATTGTTAGCAATTAAAGGACAGTAAATGGCATTTTCTAAAGACCAAAAAGAACCGAGCCTACCGATTGGCGCGGACACAACCAGAAGTGCGGTCAATTTTTTACCTAGATATTTTAGAACCACAACTAACCAGAAGTTTTTAAACGGCACACTTGACCAGTTAATTTCTGTTGGATCCGTTGATAAAATTAATGCGTACATTGGAAGAAAGAACAGCAAAGCCTATGTCCCGACAGATAACTATGTTGATGAAATATCTACAGAACGTTCAGCCTATCAATTGGAACCTGCAATCGTTGTTAGAGACAGTTTAGAAAACGTAACATTTTTCAGTGACTATAACGACTATATCAATCAACTAGTATATTTTAATTCCTCTGCCGCTGATCAAAGTAAAATTAATGCTCAAGAATTTTACAGTTGGAATCCTAACATCGACTGGGATAAATTTGTAAACTATAGAGAGTACTACTGGCTACCAAAAGGCCCACAGGCAATAGCAGTAAAGGGACAGTCTAGAAATATTATTAGTACATATACTATTACCACAATAAGTGATGTTGATAACATTGCCTATTTGTTTAGTCCTGACGGATTGACACGAAATCCTACTTTAAAATTGTACAGAGGTCAGACTTATAAGTTCGATGTTAACTGTCCAGGTAACGCTATTGCATTTAAGACTGTTAGAGATCTAGCAGATTCGTTTATCTACACCACTGGTATTGTCAAAGATACCGCCTATGTAGAAGTGGGCACTATCACATTTACAATTCCAGACAATGCACCGGACATCTTATATTATGTTAGTGCAAATGATATCAATACATCTGGATTTTTTAAAATTTATGATATCGAAGAAAATACATTTATCGATGTTGAAAATGAAATATTAGGAAAGAAAACGTATAATCTTGACGGGTCAACTGAACTGTCAAACGGCATGAAAGTGTACTTCATCGGTAACGTGACTCCAGACAAGTATGCCACTGACAACTGGTATGTTGACGGTGTTGGCGACAGAATTAGATTAGTTGCAGAATATGATCTACAAACGCCTTCTTCCTTTGCGTTAGACAGCGACATTGAATTTGACGCAGAAAACTTCGATACACAGGGGTTTGATGTCAACAGTAACTATCCATCTTCAAAAGACTATATTACAATCAACAGAAGCAGTCGAGACAGAAATCATTGGAGTAGATATAATAGATGGTTCCATCGTTCGGTAATTGAAGCAAGTGCTACCTATAATAATCAACCAGTAGAAATTGATCAGTCGGCAAGAGCTAAACGTCCTATTATCGAATTTAAGCCTGACCTACAGTTATGGAATTTCGGACGTCAAGCAAAACGCAGTGTTGATTTAATCGACTTGTACACAAAAGATGCATTTTCTACAGTCGAAGGCAGTATTGGTTATAATGTTGATGGCGTACTATTACTAGAAGGTATGCGAGTATTATTTGCTGTAGATACAGATTCCACAGTTAACGGCAGAATTTTTAAAATAGGATTTATTTCTCATCTTGGTGTCAAACGAATTACACTGTTAGAGGAAGCAGATACTACGCCATTTGACGGAGAAACAGTTTTAATTTCTGACGGCGACAACTATAAAGGAAAAATGTTCCATTATACCGGCGGAGCATGGATAGAAAGCCAAGATAAAACTAATGTTAATATTGCACCGTTATTCGACGTAGTCGATGTCACAGCAACAAGTTTTGGAGATAGGACTGCATTTGTAGGATCCTCTTTTACCGGAACGAAGATATTCAGTTATCAGACAGGCGATACCTACGATAACATTTTAGGTCAGAATATTGCCTACAGAAATATTGGAAACATTGGCGATATAGTATTCGACTTTAATCTACAAAAAGATTCATTTACCTATCAAGGCGAAATTGAACTAATTGAACGAGTATTAGATAGGGGCTATCTAAAAGTCAACAATAGTTTGTCAGACTACAACTTAGTTAATGGATGGGTCAAAGCAGAGTTTGCTACAAAACAACCTGTAGTAAAACAGACCAATGTTACTGCTGACTTATTAAATCTATTTCCTATCGATGTATATGCAAAAAGCGGTCTAATAGACGACTTAGAAGTTAAGGTATTTGTCAATAATAAAAAGCGCACTGACTATGAATTATACAGACAAAACAGCATAGCATATATTCAGTTTAATGTAGATTTAGCAGTGGGCGATGTAGTGGTTCTCGAAACTATGTCGTCTGCTGCCAAATTAAAAAATATTGGGTTTTATAAATTCCCAAGTAACCTTGAAAGCAACCCACAGAATCTAAGTTTAAAAGACTTGACACTGGGTCAAATTTCTAATCATCTAAAAACAATTTCAGAAAATTTTGCTAACTTCCAAGGAGCAGTTCCAGGAAACAGTAATCTACGTGATCTAGGAAATATTTCAGGGTATGGGACTCAGATTGTTCAACATTCAGGACCATTGTCTCCGATTATCTATAGTTTTACAAATAAAAATGTTAATATTATTAAAAGTTTACGCTATGCAAGGGATGAGTATTCTAAATTCAAACGTAATCTAATTAGAACAGCAACATCATACGGCTATGACGGCATAACACGCAATCACTTGGACTTAGTACTAAAAGAAGTTACTAGAGATAAAACAGTAGAATCTCCGTTCTATCTAAGTGACATGGTACCGTTCGGTATTAATTTTGTTTACGAACAAGAAATTATTGATAATTCGTTTACTGACTATCCGCTAACTTTTGATTTCGATCTAGACAAAGCCAGTTCTAAGGCAGTATTGGTATATGTAAACGATGAACTGTTATTGTACGGCAGGGACTATACATTTATTAATACCAGTTTTATACGAATTTCTTCTGAAATTCAAACAGGTGACATTTTAAACATTTATCAGTATGAAGAAACAGCAGGATGCTGTGTGCCACCGACTCCGACAAAACTGGGATTGTATCCGCTATTCGAACCTAAGATTTTTGTCGATAACACTTATCGTACTCCTACCAAAGTAATTCAAGGCCATGACGGCAGTATTACTGTGGCATTTTCAGGAGCGAACGAATCCAACGAATTTAGAGATGAATTATTATTAGAATTAGAAACTCGAATTTATAATAATATCAAAATTCGATATAATCCTGAATTGTTTAATCTTGACACATTAATTTCTGGATACTTTAGAACAGCCGATGTTAGTGCTAACGAATTAAATTTAACATTACGTCAAGAGTTTTTAAACTGGACAACGTTGATTAACGAAGATTATACTAAACATACTTTCTTTGATAGAAACGAACCGTTTACTTACAATTACAAATCATTTGCAGACCCGCAGGGCAATCCACTGCCTGGCTTCTGGCGCGGAATATATAATTATTTCTACGACACAGATCGTCCTCACACACATCCGTGGGAAATGGTAGGTTTCAGTGTTAAGCCAACTTGGTGGGATACAACATACGGTCCAGCACCTTACACCAAAGACAATTTGTTATTATGGAATGATTTAACAGAAGGGCTAATACGAATTCCAGGGCAACTAGCAACACGCAATTCATTGTATGCTAGACCCGATTTATTAAAGTATATTCCAGTAGATGCTGATGGTAACTTAATCGATCCGTTGACTGTGGGCCTGGTAGCAGACTATGTTTCTGTGTTTACAGAAAATGAATTTACATTCGGCGACCAAACACCAATAGAAACTGCATGGAGAAGAAGTAGTCATTATGCATTTGCATTAATTACTGCACTTACATTATTGCGCCCAGCAAAAATGTTTGCACTAGGCTTTGATAGAATTCGTCAGTATAGAGATGACACTGGTCAGATTGTTTATAAATTGCCCACAGGTAATTTGAGATTTAATACGGCTAATATGGTATTCCCAAGTACAGTCAAAGATTCTACTAGGGTGTTTACCAGCGGACTAGTAAACTATCTATCAGATTACGGTATTAGTAAGTCGTTTACTATTCTTGATAATTTTAAATCAGATTTGAAATCTTTACAGATAAAAATTTCCAGCAAACTTGCAGGGTTTACAACTAAAGAAAAGTTTAAATTAATATTAGATAGTCGTAGTCCGTTAAATGAAGGTAATGTATTCATCCCGCAAGAAAACTACGATATTATTTTAAATTCTAGTACACCCGTAACAACCATAGACTACAGTGGTGTTCTTATTGAAAAAACTACCAGCGGGTTTGTTGTAAAAGGCTATAATAAATTTACCCCAGAATTTTATTATAAAAAACCGTTAGATACAGTGTCTGATCCTGTTATCAGAGTTGGCGGTATATCAGAAACTTATATTGATTGGAATTCTGAAAAGTTTTATAGTAAGGGACAAATAGTTAAAACAGATCAAAACTATTTTAGAGTAACAGTTGCTCATACTAGTGCTACGGCATTTGAGCCCAAGTACTTTGCTAAATTAGCATCGTTGCCTATTGTTGGCGGCCGTGAGATTACACTACGAAGAAACTTTGAAAATGAAGTTAGTACTCTCCATTACGGAGCAGAACTTCGTACAGTTCAAGAGGTAGTTGATCTATTATTAGGATACGGAAAGTACCTAACAGATGCTGGATTCACCTTTGAATATTTTAACCCTAATTTAAAAACTGTAACAGACTGGCAAACCAGTGCTAAAGAATTTGCATTCTGGACCACACAGAATTGGGCAGACGGATCAATTATTACATTAAGTCCAGCCGCTGAAGAATTAATTTATAAACAAGAATACGCTGTAGTAGAAAGCATTTATGATCCATTCTACGAATATTCGATATTCAAACAAGATGGTGTAGAATTAGAACCATCGTTTACTAACAGTATCCGTGAAAAAAATAATTTTAGCCTACGACCAAAAAACACAGCAGACGGTCTTTACCATGCAACATTAAATCTCGTACAAAAAGAACATGTCTTAATTTTAGACGATGTCACAGTGTTTAATGATATCATTTACGACCAAACTCAAGGATACAGACAAGAACGAATTAAGGTTGTAGGGTACAAGATATCAGGCTGGACCGGTGATTTTAGTATTCCAGGATTTGTCTACGACCGTGCAATCGTAACAGAGTGGACTGCTTGGAAAGATTATGCACTGGGCGACACTGTCAAGTACAAAGAATTCTACTACAGTGCTAGAACAAATATTCCTGGAACAGAATTGTTCAACGATGACGATTGGTATATACTTGCCGACAAGCCAGAATCTAAATTAATTCCTAACTGGGACTACCGTGCTTCACAGTTTGAAGATTTCTATGATTTAGACACAGATAGTTTTGATGTGGACCAACAAAAATTTGCACAGCATTTAATTGGTTATCAAAAACGTCAGTATCTTGAAAATATTATTAATGACGATGTAAGTCAATATAAATTTTATCAAGGCATGATTCAAGAAAAGGGTACACAAAACAGCCTTTCCAAATTATTTGATGCACTGAATTATGCAAACACTGACAGTTTAGAATTCTTTGAAGAGTGGGCTATCAGATTAGGGCAGTATGGCGCCAGCGGTGGATTTGAAGAAGTTGAATATATTCTCAACGAAGAAAAATTCTTAATAAATCCTCAACCGATTGAACTTGTTACATCGGTGCCGTTTGGGGTAAATGACTTTGTATATCGCATTACTGCGGATCAAGTTTATTTAAAACCAGACGACTATACTCACGAGCCGTTCCCAGTTCTTGCCTCGCAAAAAGAATATATTCGAACTGCTGGATATGTAAACTATGAGGACGTCGATTATGTAATTTCGTCTAAAGATGATTTTGCCACTTACAATATAAAGGACCTTGTAGAAGGTACATATTTCTGGTTGGGATTCGACAACAGTTCGTGGAATGTTTACAGATTTACTATTTTCGCCAAATCGATTAAACAGGTCGAGGAAGTAACAAATTTTAGATTTATTCTAACTACTAAACTTCCGGTAGATATTGTAGTGGGATCTTACATAGGTATTAACAATACCATCACATCGTTAGAAGGAATTAAAAAAGTTATTGCTGTGGGACTAAACTGGTTCGAGATAGCAATGCCTGCAGATTTAGATACTGCGGCTATTGCAGAAATTAATCAAGCATTAAACATTAATTTATTTAAGTTTACTCCTCAGCGTTTGTCGTCAATCGACGACTTAAATTCGTTGCCAGTATCTGCTAAGAAAAATAATGAAATTGTATGGACAGACGGCATCGATAATGCGTGGAGTGTTTGGAAATTTACCAAGACTTATTCCAGTACAAAAATTACCAGCGAAGAAAATTACTTTGGTAAAGTACTAGCGGTTGACGGAACCGAAACGGTACTGGCCGCAACCTCTACCAACGCAGTGTTATTTTACAGCAGACCAACGCCCTCCTTTGGTTGGGCGTTCCAAGATTCTATATTTCCACTGTCTACAGAAACATTCACAGACACAAATGGAAGTTTTGGCGATAGTTTGTGTTTTAATGCCAACGGCACATATTTGTTTATTGGTGCTCCTAGATACGGTATCACATCAACACCCGGTCCGTTACCAACAGATCCTCCTGTAATCACAGAAGTGGATATTGGATATGTTGCACAATATACAAAAAATATCTACGGAAGTTATGAATTTACGAGAGTAATTCAAAGTTCTACTCCGACAGAGTTTCAATATTTTGGACAAAAGTTACAGGTAAACGGTAATGTACTATACATTGTTTCTAAAGGTGGACTATCGATAGATGGTAGTACAATTATACCTGCGTCTTTATCTGCGTATAACTTAACAACAAATACCTTCCTAGCAACACTAACACTGCCAGTCGGCATTGACATAACTGATATAGATGTTGCATCGAACAACACAATCACTATATCTAAAAATGACGAGTCGGTGTTAGTTACAAGATTATCGGGTACAACATTTGTATCTGTGCAAGAAATTAACATCAGCGACTTTATTTCTGTTGAAATATTAGAAACTGGCAGTAACTTTGGAACATCAGTGGCAATCACCAACGATGCAAACTTTATAGCAGTGGGTGTTCCAGGATATTCAAATGTAGCATCAAATCAAGGTGCAGTTGCAATATTCAAATTGAACAGTTCTACTTACGTTGCCAACGATATTATTACAAGTCCGTTGAATCAGGACAGTGAAAAATTTGGTTATAGAGTTCGTTTTAATTTAGACAACGACAAACTTGTAATTTATAGTTACGGCGGAAGTCAAACAATTGAAACATTTATCGATGACGGAAATACCACATTTGATTTAAATGTTACCAAGTTCGTTGAAGAACAAGAATTTACAGGCAGTATTCGCATCTACGAAAAGTATGATACTAAATTTTTAATTGGTGATGAATTAGAGCCAACCGCAGTGTCGGGAATTAATTACGGCGATGCTGTTATTGTAGCACGAAACGTTTATGTAAACGATCAAACATCTACCGCTGGAGCATTTTACGAATTTACAGGCAGTAATAAGTCTTGGACTAAGTTTAGAGAACCCGAGCCCAGTGTCAATTTATCTAAAATTAAATCTTTATTTTTATACAACACTAGAACAAATGATGTAGTTGCAAATCTAGATTTTATTGATCCTGTCACAGGAAAAATATTAGGTATTGCAGAACAAGAATTATCATTTAAAACATATTATGATCCGGCAATCTATACAATCGGTGTAGAAAACGTGGTGGTAGATTTGTTAATGGGATGGACAAAACCGCACATTGGTAAATTATGGTGGGATCTTAGCACAATTAAATTTGCTAATCCATTACAAGGTTCTATAGTTTATAAAGCAAACACTTGGAATAATGTATATAATGACGCCAGCGTTGACATCTATGAATGGGTAGAATCTGAGTACACACCTAGTGAATGGGATTCTTTAGCCGATACCGAAACTGGATTAGCATTGGGTATTAGCGGTACTTCTAAGTACGGCGATCTAGTCTATAGTACTAAGCAGTCATACGACAGTATCAGCAAGACATTCACTAATACCTATTATTTCTGGGTAAAAAATAAAACAACAGTACCTAATGTAACATTTAGAAAAACGTCTGCCAATGATGTGGCAAAGTTAATAGCAAATCCAAAAGGTCAAGGCATCCAGTATGCTACACTATTAGGTAAAAATCAGTTTGCTCTTGTAAACTGCAAAGGCCTAATCACTGGCAAAGATGTTGCATTAAATGTTCGCTATTGGATTGTTAATAATACTGAAAATAATATTCATGCTCATTATCAGTTATTGGCCGAAGGAAATACAAATAAGAAACTCAACAAGTATGTTGAACAAAAATGGTTTGACAGTTTAATAGGATACGATATCAATGGTTCGGAAGTTCCAGATACACGATTACCTGCTAAATTAAAATACGGTATTTTAAACAAACCCCGTCAAGGCATGTTTATTAATAGACTAGAAGCACTAAAACAATTTATTGAACGTGTTAATTCAGTGTTGATATCTCGTGCTATAATTGACGATTTTAATTTTACAGATTTAAATTCCAAAGAAGAACCACCAACAGAATTATCTGGTAAGTTCGATATTGCAATTGATAGTCAAAGTCAGATACGGTTTGTCGGCTCAACTGGATTTATTCAAGCAACTGTTATACCAGTAGTAGAAGCAGGAAAAATTGTTCGAGTAGTTGTTACAACGCCCGGAAGAGGCTACAAAATAGCACCAGAAATTACAATTACTGGTAACGGCAATGGTGCAAAGTTAACTGCTAGAATTAATTCTATCGGAGAAGTTACAAGTGTGACTGTGGATAATTCCGGCAGAGATTATCTTGACTCTACTATTTTGTATGTTAGACCATTTACAATTTTAGTGAACAATGATGAAACAGCCGCAAACAAGTGGAGTATGTACATTTGGGATAGTGCAATTGGCAATTGGTTTAGATCTAAAACGCAAATTTATGACGTAACAAAACACTGGAGTTATGCCGATTGGTATGCCAATGGCTATAGTGCATTTACTAAAGTAGACCATCAGGTTGATTTTTCTTATGAAATGAGTTTCATCGATATTGCTGTAGGCGATTTAGTAAAAATCAAGAACGAAAAATCCGGCGGCTGGTTATTGTTAGAAAGAATAAACACCTTGGTCACAGATAATGTGTCATTGAATTATAATACAGTTGGCCGCCAAAACGGAACTATACAATTTAATAGTAACTTGTATAATTTTACTAACAGCAATATTGGTTTCGATAGTTTCACCTATGATGGCGATGTATATGATGACGAACCAAAAGAGGAATTAAGAATAATTCTCGATGTTATTAAAAATAACTTACTAATCGATGACTTAGAAATTGAATACAATAAATTATTCTTTGCAAGTTTAAGATATGTATTTTCAGAACAAACGTTTGTTGACTGGGCATTTAAGACATCGTTTATCAAGAGCCAACATAATCTTGGTGAGTTACGTCAAAAAGTTAACTATAAAAATGATAACTTATCTAGTTACGAAGAATATATCAATGAAGTAAAACCTTACAGAAGTAAGATTAGAGAATTTATCAGTAATTATACTGCTAACGACAACACATATACTGGCACTACAGATTTTGACCTTCCTGCACGTTACGACTCTGAAGAAGGAAAGATTGTTCCATTCACTGTCAAAGTTGCAAACTCAGCAGTGGCGTACACATCATCTGCAATTTTAAACGCACCTTACAGCGATTGGTTAGACAACCTAGGATACCGTGTTGTTGAAATAATAGTTACAGACGGTGGATCGGGATATCAGGCATCTCCTGCTGTTGAAATTGTAGGCACATCTAGAGTCAAGGCAACAGCCAAAGCATACATATCTCAAGGGTCAGTTACAAAAATAATTGTAGAAATTAAAGGTGAAGGATATCTAACAACGCCAACAGTTGTTATTAGCGGTTCTGTAAATGCCACAGGAACTCCCGCGATGGCCACAGCAGTGCTGGGCGAAGGACTTGCACGTACCAATACCATTGGAGTTAAGTTTGATAGAATAATTCCCGAGTATCAAATCAGTGCCATAACTATGACACAGACATTTGACGGCACAGGTTCTAGAACACGATTTGAATTAAACTGGCCTTTGGATATTAGAACAAATAAAACAGCAGTCACAGTATCTAATGAAGAATTATTGACCAGTGATTTCGTTGTTTATAATAAAAAAGATACTTCATTGGGTTATACACGATATGTTGGTGTGCTTGAATTGACATCAGCGGCAGAAATTGGTGCAGCCAATGTTATTGTTTCTTACACCAAAGATATCAGACTACTAACAGCCGCTGATAGAATTCAATATTATTATGCACCCGGCATTGGACAGATTGGTAAAGATCTTGGACAGTTGATGCAAGGGGTTGATTACGGTGGTGTTGAAGTAACAGGTCTAGGCTTTGAAATCAGTTCGGGGTGGGATGGTTTGCCTTGGTTCACAGCAGGGTGGGACGATTTTGATGAGGACTACACTGACTTTTTAGTTGTGTCAGACGGAACTACACGTTCTTATACTCTATCCTACATTCCAGCAGACGGCGAACAAATTAATATCTATATCAACGGTGTTCGAATTGACGATGTTAACTACGACGAATACACTGCGGCAGAAACAGCATACAACACAGCAGTTTCTCAACTGGCGACATTTACAGCAGAGGAACTAATTCTTCAAGCAGATAAAGATGCCAAACAAGAAATTGTAGGCACACTAACACAAGAGTTAATTGATACACAGGCAGTCATAGCAGATTTAGAAGCTCAACTGCTAATAACTCCTCCAAGCGATCCGTTATACTTTTCTTTACAAGCCACACTGGCTGCAAATCAACTTCAGGAAACACAGTTGATTGCGGATCTTGTAATTGCTCAAGACAATTTAGACGATGCTCAAACGCTGTTGACAGCAAAAGAAAATCAAGTATCTAGTAAAACGTTAGACGTCGCCGCAAAATTGGCAACGTTAAATGCGGCCCCGGATATTGTAAATGCAGATGCGCAAATGCAAACATTTGTAGGAGACGGCAGCACAGTTGAGCCTATAATTATTCCAGCATACGTTGATGTAAACAGCGGAGACACTATTATTTTCCGTAAGAGCACCAGCGATGGTAGTTTTAGACCAAATCAACAATATCTGGATTCTGAAATCACTGGCGGCGACTTCACATACTCGACAGCCAGAGGCATTCGTGCAGAGGATATTACCTTAGACGGTGACAATTTTGTTACTGCTACAACCAGTCATGCTCCAGAAGAAGTAGTAACTGGACAAGTCGTAGACTCGGTGGCAATTACAGTGTATCATACAGTAGAAGATGGAACACCGATTATTGTCACAAGACATTACATAACAACAGAACCAGAAAATGAATTCTTAATCGGTCAACGTCCAAACAGCACACAAGCGGCATTTGTTAAATTAAATGGCTTAATAAAAGAACAAGATGTTGATTACACACTAAACTATGCATTACAAAAAATTGTATTCCCAACCAACTTACCAGTGGGCAGTGAAGTTGTAGTTACATCAATGAGTAAAAACGGTACTAGTGTTTTAGACTCAGACGCATTTACGGGAGACGGAGTATCAGACGAATTTGTTACTGTTGCTCGTTGGAGTGGAGACTACTCTGCACTAGTAACAGTTAATGGAGTGCCAGCAACTGTGACTACATTTGTAACTGACAATACATATAGTGAAATTGGAAATATTGGTATTAGATTTGACACACCTCCGGCCAACACAGCAATTATTGACTACACAATTATCAGCTCTGCATTAAACACAGTTAGTAGGGTTACTACAGAAACAGTAGTATACGATGGGACCAGCCAGATCTATAGTTTAGATAACACTCCAGGTAACTTGAATCCGTTTGATAATAATGTACTGGTTGAATATGCAGGAAAGATTCTGCGCCCGGCGGATACAATTTATTTTGATGTTGTCGGAACTGTCCGTACTTACTCTGTGAGCACAGTAGATTATGCTATCAACACAATTGATACGAACAAAGTTAAAGTTTACTTAAACGGCGTAGAGTTAGGTATTTCTAGACAATTTACCTGGAAATCATCTGGCAATCAATTGACAATTAAACGCGGCGTCGCCAAGGTTGGTGATAAGGTAGCGTTGGTAATTTTAGAAAATGCTGAGTACTCTATAGAAGAAGACTCAACGGGAGTCCAATTAAGATTGTTCGATAGTTATTCAGCAAATGAAAAATTCACAGTTACTACATTTACCAACCACGATATTTTAGATATCGAGCGTAACAATGACTATGTCACCACTGCAAGTACAGTGACCGTGGGAACAACTGATTATTATAGATTAAATCAATTACTAGCAGGACGTATTCAACTTAGAAATTCAGCGTTGGGTGCGCAGTACATATGGATTGCACTAAACGGAGAGTTATTAACGCCTGAAATTGATTACATTTTAGAAGATAATCTAACATACGTACAAATTGACAAAAACAAAAAACTATTAACAACTGATGTGGTTGACGTTATTGTGTTTAGTAGCAATGTTACCACAGGCCGTCCGTTTGGATATAGAATATTCAAAGACATGTTGAATAGAACATTCTATAAGAGATTAGATGCAGCCGCAACCGGAATATTGGCTCAGCCGCTAAATTACTACGACACCGGCATTGTGTTGGAAGATGCCAGCGGATTAGTAGAACCACTACGCAGTCAAAATCAAGCAGGTATTGTATTCATTGACAGAGAACGTATTGAATATCTTGAAAAAGATGGAAATACATTAAGATTCCTACGCAGAGGAACTTTAGGCACAGGCGTTCCAGAAACACACTTGGCAGGCACAGCGGTACTTGATGCAAGTACAAATCAAAGTATTCCTTATAAAGATGAAACAGAAACTGTTGTGCTTGTAGCGGGTGGCTATACACAGGCTTCTGAAATTTATAACAATAGTTTTGGTATGAGTGTATCTTCTGTCAAGTATAATTTTAATAACACTACGGCGTTCCCATTGGGTGGACAAGTAGTCACTGTTAAAGGAACAGGTTTTACAGATAAAGTTGAAGTTATAGTAGGAGATCCAACAGTACTGACCACATTTGTTGCCACTGAAATTAATTCAGCAAATGAAATAATTGTTAGTTCAATTGATAGATTGTTTGTGGGCAAAGAAATAGTGTTCAGTGGCGCAGTATTTGGCGGTATCGATTCGCAACTTTCTTACTACATATTGACTGTGGGGCAAGATACCGTCACAGACGAGTATTATATTACAGTAAGCGAAACCAAAGGCGGCAGTCCAGCCGCATTATCTGTAAGCACAGGCGAAATGATTGGTTCACATATGAAAGCCAAGTGCAACACTACCTATGTAAGTAGTACAACACTAACATTTATCAGCCAAGCAGAAGTAGTTGGTGCGTATGATTTAGTAATTTTAAATCCATCATTTAGTGTTGGTCCAGTCACAGTGGCTCAGACCAGTTATGTACAACCTGCGGCTATTAGATATGTGCAAATCTTATTACCGTTCAGTCCAATAGTTAATACTGCAACTACACGGAACCCGGCAGAAACTGGCCCATGGTACAAAGAAACTGCTGAAATCAGTGTAGCAAATATTCAAGTGGGCAGAGGCTACAAAGTCAATACTGTAGGAACTACTGATTATATGAGTATTGGTGCAAGCTCTAATACTATTGGCACAGAATTTATTGCCACAGCCATTGGATCTGGCACAGGAACTGTACTAGACTACACAAGTATTCCATTAGAATACTGGGAAGGATTAGATATTGAAGTATTTGTTGCTGGACAACGCCTACGTAAAACACCAACTGCGGTGTGGGACGAAAGTATTGGACCAGATAGCCCAAGTGGCGACAAACAGTTACAAGCAGAATTTGCGGTAAACAAAAATGTGGGTGCTTATGTGCGTTTAACAGAACCACCAAAAAACGGTGCAAAAGTAATTGTGCAAAAGAAAGTAGGACAAGCGTGGGTAGCACAAGGGCAAAGCCTTGTGGATTCACAATCAGACCAAGCAAAATTCGTTCGTGCAAAGACTGCGAATCTGCCTCGATAAATATAGAATACAGGTGACTTTAACATGACAACAAAACCAAACGAAAATTCAGGAATCCGAGTACAAGGGCATATCAAGATATTTGACCCAACTACTAAGGAAGTTTTTATTGATAAGAAAAACGCTATTCATTATGAAAATATGAGTATATCTCTAGCAGAAAGTTTAGCAAATGCTGGCAAGGGGTTTATATATGAAATGGTATTCGGTAACGGCGGCACATCAGTTGACCCTACCGGAGTTATTACATACCTAACCCCTAACAGCACAGGATCCAATGCCAGTCTTTACAATGAAACATACATCAAAGTAGTAGACGATAGAAGCACAAATAACTTAGATCCGACAAGAAACAAGATAGAAACTCGTCATGTTACTGGTACAAATTACACAGATATTCTTATCACTTGTTTATTAGATTACGGCGAGCCCAGCAACCAGGATGCGTTTGACAACGCCACATATACTGATGGAGAGTATGTGTTTGATGAGCTAGGTTTAAGAGGTTTCGACTCTGCTGGAACAGGTCGACTACTGACACACGTTATTTTCCACCCTGTACAAAAAAGTTTAAACCGCTTAATTCAAATCGACTACACAGTTCGAGTACAGAGCTTAACCGGTTTTAATGAGGCTTAATTATGTCATACCAAGTTAGATATACAGATTCAACAAATTTAGATAAACCAGCATTAACGGTAGAAGATAACACCATTAATGATGCAACATCGTTACAATTTCCAGGTCGTAACGTTACTGGTTATGGTACAATTATTGCTGAAAACTTTTTACATCTATTAGAGAACTTTGCCAACGATAGCGCACCACTTAATCCAGTAGAAGGTCAATTGTGGTATGATAATACCACAGGTGTTAACCAACTCAAAGTTTGGGACGGCACCAGTTGGTCCAGTGCGGGCGGTCTAAAGAAAGGCAACGCTGAACCAGAACTAGCAACAAGTTTACCTGGCGACTTATGGGTAAACACTGACACACAACAGTTATATCTATACACTGGTTCAGGTTGGATATTAGTTGGCCCAAGATTCAGTGAAGGTGCTCGTACTGGTGCAGAACCAGAATTCATCGAAGATACATTAAGTAATGCTCAACCTGTTGTTTCAAACTACATCAACGGCGAGCGTGTTTGTATTATTAGTAAAACAGCATTTACACCAAAGACGTTGATTACAGGTTTTCAAGTAATCAAAGCAGGTGTCAATTTAAACAGTAATTATAATACTTACTGGGGCACTGCTGAAAAGGCCGCGGCTTTATTAGTTGGCTCAACCACAGTGTCTGCATCAAACTTCCTACGAGGTGATGCAACCAGTAACACAACATTTCCTATTAACATTAGAAATGCCGCAGGATTAGCAGTAGGTGAAGATACTCAGTTAAATTTAAGTATTGACGGTGCCGCAGGCGTAATCTTTCATAAAACATCTGGTAGTAACTTAGATATTCGTATGAATAATAACGGTGCTATCCGTACAGTCATGCGTATTGACAGCTCAGAGCGAGTTGGTATTAATAATATTAACCCACAAACTGACTTAGATGTGGGAGGCGACTTTAATGCATCCGGCAACATTACTGCTGACGGCAGTGCTACCTTTGGTTCTAGTCTAACAGTTGCCGGCGCACTAGACATTGCAGGCAACGTGTCGTTTGGAACCGACAACACAAACACAGTAACAGTAGCGGGCGTTATCCTACCAGATGTAAATTTAGGTGCAGACATTGGAACAGTAGACAAAAAGTTTCAACGTATATGGAGTTCGAGATTTGACGGAGAATTTTATGGTAACGTATTTGGATCATTGACTGGAAATGCCAGCGGCTCATCTACAAAACTTGCTTCACCAACTATCTTTGATTTAGACGGCGATGTTACTTCCAACGAAGTTGAATTTGACGGGCAAACAGGCACGCCTACCCTTAATACACTTACTGCCTCGGGCAATGGTACAGAAGCAACATTAACGTTTGTGGCACAAATAGTTGCACCGTATCCAACAGGGTCTACTATTGTAGTTTCTGGTATTGCTCCAACAGGGTACAGGGGAACTTACACAGTTACTGATGGCGGTCTTACTTATGTTAAGTATGCCAGCACACAAACTGGACCACAAACATCAGCAGGCGCAGTATCAAGATTTGGTTTAAGCGGCAACAGAAAACGATTTTTTACACAGTTAAGCGAATCGTTTATTGCAGACAAACCTGAAGTTACTGCTATTGCAGAAGGCGATGAGTTTGTTGTACAGCGCGGCGCAGAAGGTCTTAAAAAGATTACAAAACAAAGTCTGTGGCAAGCAATACCAGTAACACCTTGCGGTGTAGTATTACCATTTGCTGGATTAACAGCACCCGAAGGTTGGTTATTCTGCGATGGCTCAGAAGTTTTAGTTTCCGCCTATCCAGAATTGTTTGATATTATTGCCTACCAGTTTGGTGACATCACTACATTGGAAGGATTGGGTACATTTAAACTTCCTGATATGCGCGGCAGAATGCCACTGGCAAGGGATAATATGAATAACGGTATTACTGTACCGAGCAAACTTGATCCTACAGATCTAATTTCCACAAGCGGCGGCGCCGCAAATAGAGTTACAGATGCGGCAGCGGATATAGTAGGACAAGGCAGTGGAGTTGAGAAGAAACTTATCGCAACCAATGAAATACCAGATCACGTACACGATTTGATCGGCGATGACGAAAACAAATATTATGCGTTTAGAAACGTGCCAGGTGATCCATCGGACAATAACGCTATTAGCGGAGAAGGGTCAACTACTACAGCAAGAGGTCAATACATGGCAGACTCGGGCGGCATTTTAGATTATCCAAAAACAGCCGGCGGTGTTTCTATTCAATCACAATTTAATGTTATGAATCCGTATCTAACATTAAACTACATCATTAATACTGGACGAAACGTACTATGACATATAGAATTAACAAAACAGACGGCAATCAATTAGTTGACTTACCAGACGGTACGTTCGATACCAATACAACATCTTTAACGTTGATAGGCAAAAACGTCACATCATTTGGTGAATCGTATAATGAAAATTTAGTAAAGTTATTAGAAAATTTTGCTAGTTCCAGCGCACCCGAATCTGCTCTTAAAGGACAGTTATGGTATGACACAGGCAGCGGAAGATTAAATGTTTATGACGGCAGCGATTTTAGAGCGGCTGGTGGTCCTGTTGTTGGAAATAGAACTCCTACCAATTTAGTTGCGGGCGACTTATGGATCAACAACGAAACAAATCAGTTGTGGTTCTATGACGGCACAGACTTAACACTAGCAGGACCAATATACAACAATATTCAAGGCACTACAGGGTTTGTAGTTGAAACTGTGTTGGATAATTTTAACAGAGGTCACTCTGTTGCAAAACTATATGTTGCTAGTACGCTATTGGGACTATTCAGCAGAGATGCATTTACGCCAGCACAACCGATAGTTGGGTATGACGATGCAATCAAAGATATACAAGTTGGATTCAATGCAGGCTCTCTCCCAGACATGAAGTTTGACGCTGTTGTTACTCGTGCTGAAAATATTTTAACAGCCACAGGCGATTTAAAATCTGCAGAACAAATTGTGTACAACGACGAAGATCAGGTTATTGTTGGAAGTCTGACACTGCAATCAGATACAGGTTTAATTATCGGTTCATCAGAAGATGTGGACTTAAAAATTGATGGCGGAAAGTTTACCATTGAACATAAACTTACAGGTCAGGATATTGGTATAAAAATTAAATCACCAACGGGCACAATTGAAGCAATCACCATTGATGCAATTAATACTAGAGTTGGTATTTTTCGAGAATTACCCTCTGCAACATTGGACGTTAATGGTAATGTCAGAATAGCAGGAGATTTATTTGTTGGCGGCGACACTGTTACGTTGAACACCACAGTTCTTGAAATAGAAGATAAGAACATAATACTTGGAAAAACACCAAGCACTCCTACAGATGCAGCCGCAGACGGCGGCGGAATTATCTTAGAAGGCACTACTCAAAAAACTATATTATACGATGTAGCCAACACAAGTTGGAGTTCTAACATCAATTGGAATCTATCAACAGGCAATGCTTATAGAATTAATAACGTGAGTGTGCTAACCACAGACACATTGGGTGCTGGCGTAATAAATTCCAGTTTACAAACATTGGGTGCATTACAGTTACTCAACGTTGACAATTCTACATTCATTAACAATACAACAATCAGCACAGCGGCTTCGAACTTGATTTTAAACCCAGCCAACAATGTTGCGTTAAGCAGTAAGCGAGTAGTTGACCTAGCAGATCCAGTAGATGAGCAAGATGCTGCCACTAAAGGTTACACAGATGCTCGAGTGTTTGACCGTGGTATTTCTATGAGTATGGACATAACAGGATTGTCAAATAATCAAATTGCGGCAATTTTAGGCAATATTGCTCCGTATTACGATCCCATAACATCGCCGGAGGGCGTAGCTCGTGATGGTACAAGACTGCGTTTACACGGAACATCACTATCGGCAGGATCTGGAAATATTACATACAGTCCTACAGTGGGCGTAGAATTCCAAACTGTTTTGGTTAATAAAGCCGGCGGATCAGAAAATCAAGCAGTTGTCAGCGATATTGCAGTTGGACAAACAATTACTGGTCCTAGCGTTACAATCACGGTAACCAGACAGGATAAATTATTTGTTATGGGCGGCGGTTTAAGCCCCCAAGAAGGACAATGGGGATTTGAGAGCGATATCAATGCACCTTATTAAGCAGATTTCAAAATCTGTGGCAGCGATAAATAACATATATAGGGGTTAGAACAAATGGCGTATACAATAAACCGATGGGACGGAACAGCGATTGCAGTAATCGAAGACGGAACCGTCAATCAAAGTTTAGATATTAAATTAATCGGTAAAAACTATGCCGGCTATGGCGAAATCCAAAACGAGAATTTTATCCATGTACTCGAAAACTTTGCTGGCGGCACAAGCCCTGCAAATGCAGTTCGTGGACAGTTATGGTACGATAGCGGTAATAAAAAAATAAAAATTTACACAGGCGATGTAGTTGGTGCAGTGAAGCAGTGGAAAGCAATAGGCGGCGCTGAATACACAACAATAGAACCTGTTTATCCTAATAACGGCGACTTTTGGTTTGATAGAAATCGAGATCAACTCAAGGTAAGAACCGGCGATAGTTGGCTAGCAATTGGACCACAGAGTGCAGGTGCTGGTGTAACGCAGATGGTGTCCAAGCAAGTGCGTGGACTGCCAGTGGGCAGTACTACTCCGCAGACTTATTCTATTATCATTGCCAACATCAATGACATCCCAGTATATATTACTTCAAGAGAAGAATTTACATTAGATACATCTGATCCAGATTCTATCATTGTTGGATTTAACTTGATCAAGAAGGGACTAACTCTACAAGAAGTAAACGACACTACTGGTGTAAGTGGATCCCCAACTTATCTATATTGGGGAACCGCCAGTAACTCACTACGTCTCGGCGGATTCTTAGCCAGTGATTATGTACGTTCAGGAAGTTCAAACTTTACAGCAACAGTTCGTTTCAGCGATTCCGGTTACACGGTAGGCGATAGCAACGACTTGGCAGTATTCATCGAAACTGGTACAGAACCAGTTATTCAAAATACCACTGGTCCCCGAGTTTATTTTAGAGTTCGCGATGGTGCAGATGTTAAAAATCCATTGACTATTAATGCAACCAAATTAGAACCAGGTGTTGACGATACATTTAGTATTGGTACCAATCTTAAAAAATGGAAAGAAGTGTATGCTACCAACTTCTACGGTATTGCAGATAATGCAAATGCGCTACAAGTTGAAGCAGGTGTTTATCGCGTGGCAAGTGTTAGTGCTGGTGTTAATACTATTGCCGCTCGCGATGCTGTTGGTAACTTAACAGCAAATACATTTAATGGTAATGCGACTAGTGCTACCAAACTAGCAACTATACGAACTATAAACGGCGTTAACTTTGACGGCACTACTAATATTATTATTGAAGATAGTACAAAAGTTAGAATTGACGGCAGTACAATGACAGGGTTCCTAACACTTGCAGGAGATCCTACAAGTTTAAATCATGCCGCAACAAAAAACTATGTTGATGCACAATTTGGTGTAGGCGGCACATTAAGTATAGCACGTGGAGGTACAGGTGCAAGTACTGCCGCTAACGCTAGAACTAACTTTGATGTACCGACACGCACAGGTGGAGATGCCAGTGGAACATGGAATATTGGTATTTCAGGTTCGGCCGCATTATTAAATGGTTACGCATCTGCTACTGCATCCACAGCAGATACTATTGCACGACGCGACGCAGCCGGCAACTTAACTGCAAACGTGTTTAGTGGTACTGCAACAGCCGCAAACTATGCTGACTTGGCAGAAAAATATCTACCAGACAATGACTACGAAGTTGGTACAGTTGTTATGGTTGGTGGAGAAAAAGAAATTACTGCCTGCACATTTGCTTCACGTGCAATTGGTGTAATATCTGGAAATCCTGCTTATATGATGAACAGTGGATTAGAAGGCGGAGTCTATGTAGCACTAAAAGGCCGTGTTCCAGTCAAAGTTACAGGCCGTGTTAAGAAGGGCGACAGAATGATTGCTTCTGACGGAGGAGTTGCTGTTGCTGGAGCACTACATTCTCATAATGATGTATTTGCTATTGCACTGGAAACATCTGACAATACAGATATTAAACTAGTGGAGTGTTTAGTTCTTTAAACAGCCATATCTGCTTTAATAGCAGGATCAGGATTGTAATTTTCTAATATAAAATCGTCGACTACAAACTCGGCGATTTTTTTATTGACTGCTATAAACAGTGTAGGAAGATCTTTTGGAGTTCTTGCCAGTTGTTCGTTTACTGCATCCACATGATTATTGTAGATATGACAGTCACCACCAGTCCAAACAAAATCCCCAACTTTTAAATTGCATTCTTGTGCAATGATGTGCGTTAGTAAACTATAACTAGCAATATTAAATGGTACACCTAAGAACATATCGCAACTACGTTGATACAGTTGACAACTTAATCTGCCATCTGTGACATCGAACTGACTTAACACATGACATGGCGGCAGTGCCATTTGATCTAATTCAGCAGGATTCCATGCTGTGAGAATGTGTCTGCGTCCAGTAGGATCTTTTTTAATACCTTCAATTAGATTGTATATTTGATCCACGCCTTTAAAGTCTCGCCATTGAACGCCATACACGCGACCTAAGTCGCCTTCATATTTTGCTTTGGGTTTCCAATAATCTGCTTCAGCGTTTGCAGTCCAGATTGTTTTCTTTTCTGGAGCTCGTGTGTTATGTAGGATCTCTGCAAGACGGCGTTCATCGCCGCTACCCTCTAAAAACCAAAGAAGTTCCGAAACTACTGCTCGCCAAGCGAGCTTCTTAGTAGTAACTGCTGGAAAACCTTCTTGCAGATTAAAACGCATTTGATAACCAAATACGCTACGAGTACCTACACCCGTTCTATCAGTCTTGCTCTTTCCGTTTTCTAGAATGTGTTTTAGTGCGTGGTGGTATTGTTTCATTATGATATTCTTCTACTATACATGTTCCGAGATTAACTGTTTGATGTAGTTTCATTCCTTCTAAGAACTGTGCTAAATCGATACTGGTATCATTTAAATATTCTCCAGGTATCCTTGTTATATACACTTTATCTAAAACGGGCCTAGACTGCAAAATTAAATTTGGACCGCCTATGACAAATATATTTTTACGTCTATTTGTTTGTTTTAAATTTTTTAGTGCTTCGCATACATCGCCCCGAATCTGTTCTATATCTTCTCTTTCGAGAAACTTATTGGTGAACAACGCATTTAATCGTCCAGGTAACGGACTGGGCATATCTGGACTTTCCCATGTTTTACGACCCATAACAACCACTTGATTTTGTGTAACAGTCTTAAACCATTTCATATCATCTTTGTTACTGGGCCATGGCAACGAACCCTTCCATCCCATACCGCCTATGTCGTCTACTGCAAATAGTGCCGCTATCATATATTATTCTTTGGTTTTTTAAGAAAACTCTTTGTTTTTTTCATAACATCTTTCTTGACCCGCTCAACATCCAACCTGAAGTCTATATGTTCTATAGAATCTTCATAGGTAGTAATCAGTTCGGAAAGATGTGCTTCGAGGTCGTCTATGCTATTTTTTCTAGCGTGATCGTGTATATTAATATCCCATATTTTTCCATCTTTAAAGATGATCCTCATCGAATAAAGATAGGGTATGGGAATTGCTTTAACATCTACATCACTAAAAACCTCTGGCCATTGATCTACAACATCTTTTGGCAGAGATTTTTTCTTCACGCTTCAACAGTGACCTTCTTCTTAGTAGGCACTAGTGCTTCTGCTTGACGACGCAACTCAGCGGCTTCTTTGCTTAAACGATCCGCTTGACTACGATATGACTTTGCCAAATCTTCATCAGTTAGCGGTTGCTCGTTAATTTTTGCAACCTGACTTTCTGCCACAACATCTGTTTTAGTTGTGTTAGAAATATCTTTTATAGTTGCCACTTCAGTTGCCGCAGACCCGCCACCTAATGCTAGATCGTTAACACTGATACCGCGCTGTTCTGCAATAATCTGGTTAAGTTGATCTAAACTAATGATAGCCTGCATGGACGGGGTCATCTCAATTTCGGATGTCTTGAACTTAATAAGTTTACCGTGATAATGCAAGTTAGCAAGAATAATACTACCATCGGGAAAATTCGTACGAGCCATTGCTTCTGCAAACTCGTATGCACTTTGTCCTGCTGGACTTTCGACCAATTTAATAATCGCATCGTGCTGATCATCGGATAGGCTAGCAGAATCAACCACTAGTGCGGCATCGCTTTCACCGGGTAATGTTCTATAAGCAATGATAACTTTACGTCCATTTGCTTTGATACGTCCTACGTGTTTTAAATTAACCATTTTGTTGTTGTCCTTGTTTAGCAACGCCCTCTAAAAATCCATTGAGCTTATTATACACTCCGCCAATTGCCGCCATTTCGGCTGGCTTGAATGCACCACGCTGTGCCGCAAGATCGATGATACTTCTCAGCATATTCAAATCTTGAACATTTAAATCTACTGATTGTTGCGCCTCTGTTGCTGGCGCAGTTTGTTGTGTTACTTCTTGAGTTTCGGTTTTTTCAGTCATAATTATACTCCTTTGTATTATTATATATGCAGTTAATTATTTAGGTACTTTAAATGTGAACACGCTAGTAAAAAGAAACTGGCCTCTTTTGGCTCTTCAAACCCTATTTTAATTTTGGTTTTATATTGGTTGTTTTCTAATACTAAGCATTCACCTATGTAAAATCGGTGTTTTAGATTTTCGTAGATCCAATCTCTAACAGACCCAACGATATTATATTTAAGATCCAAATATTGATAATGAAAATAAGGAGGCGGATCTTGCACCTCCCTATATCCTAATACATTAAGCGGGTTTATCTTGATAGTATTTGTCATTACTTTTTATCTGGAAACTCATAATATGCATGAGTTCCAAACGGAGGAACAATAGTATCATTACCGTGAATAATAAAGATTGTATCACAGTAATCTTCGTCGCCCCAACTGTCCCAAGGATAACCGTCTGTAAACATAATAAACTTCTTAGGGTTAATATCATGCTCTTTCATGTATTCCCAGTTACACATAAAGTCTGTACCACCACCGCCCATAATTTCGTATTCGGCAATTTCGTCTGCGGTATATCCGTTAAAGTCTTGTTCGTTATATACCTTAGTATCAAAGCACCAGATTTTAATGTTGAAGTCTTTAAACTCCTCCATAATGCCTTTGATTTCTCCGATAAAGTCGGAACCCATTTCATCAGTAATGGAACCAGACATGTCTAATGATACGCAGATATCAATACTGGTATCAAAGTTACAGCCTGGTAAAATAGCACCAGTCATTTGACCTTTGCGACTTGGCTTTGCCCAACTAAAGTCATTTTTAACAGTACTTTGAATTTGCTGACGTAATAGTTCGCGCCAGTTCATTTTAGGTTCTGTCATTTCTTTAATCATGCGAGCAATCTCGCCAGGCACATTACCTGCACCTGCGGCCTGTGCCGCTTGTATCATTGCTTCTTTAATTTCGTCACGGATTTTCTTTAATTCTTCTTTAGAATATTTTGGACCGTTGCCATCGCCATCTTTGTCGGGATCCAAATGTTCGTCTAACATTTCACCTAATTTAGAAAGTTCTTCTTGGTCGTATTTTTCGTAAATTTCGTCGTATACTTGTTCAGCACTCCATGTATCGTATTTACGGTCATAAAAGAATTTAACAGGAGGATCGTCGCCAATACGTTCACGCTTTAGCAAACCGTTAACACAATAGTCAGCGGCAATGTTCCAGACCTGTTTTTCACGTCCTTCGTTACGCATCATATGGTCATAAACACAATGCAAAATTTCATGTGCAACCACAAACTCTACTTGACGTGGAGTCATTTTTTCAAAGAAGTCTCTATTAAAATAGAAATTACGGAAGTCTGTTGCGGCTGTGGGCAACCAATCGCTGGCATCAACCAGTTTCATACGAGTAGCCATGTTACCAAAAAATGGATGTCGTAATAGCAATCCTACTCGTGCTACAACAATCTTGTCAATAATTGGATCTAGTGAATGTGACATTTATGCTCCGTTTCTTTACTGTATGTATATATTATACAGTCGTTTCTATCGTTTGTCAAGAATAGAGGTGCAGTAAAGCACCCCTATTTTGGTTATCGCTTGTCCTGTGCGGCCGCGATGTACTTACCAAACTTGTCGTGGAACTCGTCGAAACATTCAATTTCGTCCGGATCCAATGGAAGTTGATATTGAGTAAGTGCAAGTTTTGTACCCATAACAACCAATTCAGTTTCAAAATTATCCATCATGAAACGGAAGAAGTTATTAACTTTTTCGTCAAACTTCTTATCTTGTTTTTCTGTAGAATCTTTGAGCTCATAGCACATAGACACAGTCAGAGAGTACATAGCACTGATTTCAATCTTGCTGTCTAGTTTTTTAACTTTGCCTGCCAAAATATCTTCAGGCTTAGGCAGTTTGCTAGACACTTTTCGGTGAGCCATAAACTTAATAGCCAATCCTTCACCCACAGCACCAGCAATCAAATCCATCAGTGTTTCATCGTTGGTGTCGTCATCTTCCAACAACTCAGACACGAAACTCCAAGAACGAGGAGTAGCAAATGCACGGCTTGAACTTTTTGGATCAAAGTCGTACAAGTCTTTCTTTGCGAAAGTGCAGTAGCCAACCACATCTTTGTGTACACGATTGTTAGTAGCCCACATAGACCAGTCATCAAAGTCCACACGCATTTCCAAGTGAACGAAACGGTTAGCCAACGGAGCAGGCATACGATAAGTAACACCTTTGTCTGCTTCACGGTTACCAGCGGCAACGATTAGTACGTTATTGGGCAGACGATACTGTCCAACACGACGATTCAAAATCAACTGATACGCCGCGGCCTGTACGCTAGGTGCGGCACTGTTCATTTCGTCTAAGAACAAAATTACGTGGGGGAAATTTTTGGCAAACGCCTCTGTAGGCAGTTCGCTTGGGCTACCCCATACCATAGTACCAGAATTACTATCAAAATACGGAATACCTTTGATATCTGTCGGCTCCCACAGGCTTAGACGAATATCAATAACATGAGCACCCATCTCGTCACCTAATTGGTGAATAATATCGGACTTACCAATACCTGGAGGACCCCAAAGGAACAACGGACGCTGTTTCTTAAATGCTTTACGAATAGCACTTTTAGCGCCATTAGGACTAACTTGACGATTGACTACTTCTGCTTTTGCCATTACATGCTCCTGTGTTAAAAAAATTTATTGCAACTAATTTCGCAGTATCATTAGTATAGCGTCACTCCGCAGGTTTGTCAAGGTGATTCTTAAAAAGTTTTGTGTGTTTTTGGTAAATCGCGCTTCATTGCTTTAATTAAACCGTACTTTCTTACATCGCCCGAAAATAGATGTAGTTCAATTGCTTTGCGCTCGCTCAAAACTGTAATGGCAGTTTCGGTAAGGTGATATGGACAGTCCAAAAATTTGTCCAAATACAGTAATACTTGGGGTTTCAAATCCAAATCTGGAGGAAATGGTACTTCGTAAACTTTGATATCCAAAACCGTTGTAATATATCTTAGGCCTTCGTCCGTTATTCTAAGACTTTCCCGTTCTTTGGCTCTGTTGTTTTTCCACCACAGTCTTGTTTTGAGTTTGATATTTTCTTCGCTCAAAGCCTCTCCAGATTCTTTGATAAAAATCTTTGTATAGGCCCGCTTTGTGTTCATTTAAGTTCTTCACCGGTAGTCAATTTATAGACAGAGAATTCGGTAGAGTTGAATAATGTGTTCAATTTCTTTGCTAGGTTATGTGCATGACCTGGATTACTAAAACTAACTTTTTTATACTTGCTTCCAGGATAACCACTAAGGCTATTTTGACTTTTTAAATTAAAAGGTTTACCTTGGAAAAATACAGCCCAAATGGCCTCGGCTTCCAAAATTTGGTCACTTTTATATGTCTTTTTATTAATCTTTTCTAACACAACATTGGGCTTTGGGCGACTCATATACGTTCCTCGATAATGTACGTATATATTTATCCAAAATTTGTTAATTTTTGTCCCAGGACCCACCGTCCATTTCTACTCTAACAACTGTGTCGTCCTTGCGAGATTCTTGAATCAGTCCTTCGTAGTTACCGGCTAATCTAGTCATAACCAAACTTAACGTATAAGCAAGATTTTTAGCAGTGGCTATATCTAACCTAACTTCACGTTGATTGCCTAGTTCGGCACCTTTAATTGCATGAAGTACTTGTTGTATCACCGCAGTATTAATTTTATTTTCTGGCATTTGATAACCTGTGTTTCATTTCCATTTCCGTTTTAAACGGACCTTCATACGGATAACGTTCAATGGTTATCAATTTAGGACAGAAACTACGCACCCAACCTTTATCGAATTGAATAATGTAGTAGCCGGCACAATAAACACTTTTAGACTTATTGCTCTTTGTAAACAGTGGCAAATGACGTTTAACATCAAATAACGGATTATATGGCAGTGTACTAGTAGCATACCCATGCACTTCTAAATCTTCTTCTGTTTTGACTTTCTTTTCGATACTTTTCTTTATAAAAAATTCTGGACCAAATTGTTCCACAATTTTCTTTTTAGTATCAAAGGTAGTGATGGCATTTTTAGAACTAAAGATATATTTTTTCTGTTCTGTGATTTTTAATACGCCTACCTTACTGCCGTTTTCTTCGACAATCCAAAATTTACCATCGACTACTGGTTTTGCGTGTATTTCTGTCATTTCAGGTCTCCAACAATTTTCTGTTTTGTTTTTACAAGTATCTATATAATGGCAACGATTCATTTATGATATCTTGCATTAAGGGGCTCGGCATACTGCTGTGCTTGATCTGAAATCTTTTTAAGATCATATAACTGACAAAACTTTAATAGACGTATACCAACTTGTTCTACATTCTTTTCTTTGTCGATATTATCTTTAATAGTTTCAAAAATTTTATCTTTAATGTTGCTGGGCTGTGCGGCCAAGTCTATAAGTTGTCGATTACGTTCGTAGTCATCTTTAACTCGATGTTCTTCGCCATGATGATCAACCCAACGTTGCAACATGAGATTGTTCCACGCGAATCCTTGTGACTCGCGATCCTTAAATGCCTCTTGCAGTTTGTTAACTCGTACCTTAGGATATGCACTAAAGACATTATCGCTACTGTCGCCGCGAATACATTTCTCGAACAATAACCATTTAGGATCAGGAATGGCCTTAGGTTCCTTAGTTTTATTGTCTATGACCATTTTGCCTTTTTTATCAAACACGCCTTCGTGCGTGATATGATGTTCTTGTACACCATTATACTGGCTAACATTGGGTGCGATTAACTGATAAAAATCGCTGTCTGTCGAAATGATCACGTGTTTTGCTTTAGGATGACTTTGAATCCACCCTGCAATTAAATCATCTGCTTCAAGTTCGCCGTGCTGTAACACAGTGCAATTAGTTTTTTCGGATATAAACTCTTTGAACTTATCAAAGCTCTCCCAAAATAACTGATCTTCTTCTTGCTCTTTTACAGTGAGTGCGGCACGAGCATCGCTACGATTTCTTTTATACGGAGCATAATAGTCCTTACGCCACGAGCGACCTTCGAGGCAGAACACCACATGGCTACCACCGAAGTCTTGCCATGCCTTTTTGATACTGTTTAAAGTAATATGAAAGGCCATACCGAGCTTAATGTCGGCATCGCCTTTAATGACGTGTCTAGCACGAAAGAATGTATTAGCAGTATCTACTAAAATATATGTCATGAAACCTCGGATTTGCCTTCGGCAATCTTTTTAACGTTAATAAAACCTGCGCCTCTATCTGTCATATCGACGCCCTCTTCGCTGGCCACATTTTTACAAAGTTCTCTGAACCAACGATCCACAATCTCTTCTGGAGGATCGCCGTCAAAACCATAGCCTGCTTGTTTCAATTGTAACACGAATTCATCGTTCCAGTCAATCTCAAAGAAACCATTCTTTAGATTGTCTTTATTAATGTGCGTCTCCAAAACAGCAACCCACGGTTCTCCACGTGCAGTGGCACGTTCTTTTGGAGTCATCTTGGCCTGTGCTTCTGCTTCTGTAGCACGTTCTGCGGCTAGTGTGGCCGCTTCTGCTAATTTGGTTGCCGCATCTGCTTCTATTAACGATTTTTCTGCTCGTGCTCTGATCTTATCAATACCAAACAGTTTTTCTATAAATTGTTTCATTAAGTTCCCCATTCATTTTTAAATAACGGTACTTGTAGCCTGTCACTGTAGCGTAACCCTTCTTTCATTGCTAGATCCGCTACACGACGATTGTTCAACGCATAGACACTCTCTACGCCGCCTACCGGCATTAAGTATACATGTCCTTTAAAGCCTGCCTTACGATATTCAATAACAGCACGTTTAGCATCTTCAAAATCTTCTTCTGTGGCAATAACAAACTTCAAGTATGCTGTGCCAACTTCTTCATATTCACAAACTATTTCTGGCAGAATTGCTTCTTCCCACTTCTCACCACTGCATGGTAATTTGGCACTTACACTAAATGTAATTTCGCGCTGTTGTCTTGGAAGACCTTTCCATACACCTAAATAGTTTTTAAATTCTTGTGTTAATTTTTGAGTACCATTTGTTTCAAACGTAATCTCTTTTAAAGACTTCATTTTTTCGTTGTCGAGCAAGTCTGGGTACGCCCGTTGCCATCCAAGCAAAGGTTCCCCTCCAGTGATGACGAGATGTTCGTCTCTCCATTCTCCAAACGGAATGATTTCCGAGATTCTGTCGGCGATTGCGTCTGAAGTGAGCACTGGACTAAGATCCTTAAAAGCAGGATGCCAACTAGCATAACTATCGCAACCCGTAGATACCAAAGGAAGTTCTTCATATTTTTGAAACGACTCAATCATTGTATGTGTGGCCGCAATGTCAGTTGCTTCGTGGCTTTCTTCACCACGCGGCATACCAAAGCCAGCACACTTAAAGTTACAGCCAAATGTTCGTAAGAAAACGGACGGTACACCCATGTAACGTCCTTCACCTTGGATACTGTAAAACAGTTCCGCTATTTTAATTTTACTCATACACAATCCTGTTCTTTTGCCATTTTTGTTATTGTAGCACGTTCTTCTTTGTTTTGTCTAGCATTACGAAAAGATTCAACGTCATCAATAGTACTCTTCAAAGTTTCAGCATAATTGAGTGCTTGTTGTTTATTTAGATGTACAGTGGATTCGGTATCAACATATCCTTTGGTCAATAATGTCCAAATATGATACCAGCGTGTTTTACTCCACCAGTTAGTTTTGCCCGTAGTGTAGATAGTAACAATGATATCGTGTTCATCTGCTTCCACCCACATGTTATGGTTGTGACTATCGTCTCCACAGTTACAAGCGATGCGGTAGACCATTGAGTCGCCCCAATCGTTTGTTTTCATTATGCCTTCTGCTGGAATTTGTGATTTCATTGCTTGAACATCTCCAAATTAATAATTTTGGAAACACGCTCGCCGATATCTTCACCATTAGGAATAACATAGGTTTGACTATCGTGTCTATCTTTGCGGTCATCGTAACGTCTAACATTGAGTATTTTGCCGCCGACTGCTGTACTCAATTCGAAAGTAACACGACTTTCGCCTTCTGCCCGACCTCGTTCTACCATTGGTGATGTACCCATACCTATTGCCATTTGTTTTGATCCAATTATATCATCGTCGTATTTGTGGCTGTTGTTCCACATGTCACGTGTCTTTTTATAAAGCCACTTGTCAAACCAGTTCATATACGATCCTTTAACCATGTATCTACTTGTGCTTCTGCTTCTTCTTGAGTTACGGCATAGGCATAGATCCAATAACACTCGTCCTTGCCTTTGATATCAAACGGAATAGGACCACCAGTAAACAATATACCATTTTCCAGCATACGTTTAACTTCAAATCTTTTTAAATTCCTTGCACGATCAATTAAATCGTTAGCCATATCTACTGAATTCATCTTGAATATTCCTGTTGTAGTTTAATGTTATCAAAAAATTCTTTCTTTGTACCGTGATCGTCTTTGAATGCACCTTTAAGTACTGTAGTCTGTGTTAAACTGCTATGTGCCATAATACCACGATTTTCACAACATCCGTGTGTGGCTTGAATATACACACCTAAGTCTTGTGCTCCTGTGGCTTTTTGGATTTCCCTAGCAATGTCATTACAAAGTTCCTCCTGGAGAGTACCTCGACGGGCACACCACTGAGCGATCCTTGTATACTTGCTAAGTCCGATGAGTTTCTCAGCCGCAATAACACCAATATAAGCAACGCCAGCAACGGGTTGGTGATGATGGCTACACATACTGCGAAGCTCGCTACGAACAACCAACATACCTTCGTAACGGTCCTCTGAATCATTTGGGAACGCTGTTGCGTCTGGTGCATCATCATATCTTCCTGCCATTATTTCGTTGTAGTACATTTTGGCCAGTCTACGTGCTGTGCCTTTACTGTTAGGATCAGTTTCACGATCAATTAGCAATGTATCTAGCACCTTTTCAAATGCGACTGTTGCTTCGTTGATAAGGTCTATTTTATCCATGGGTTTGATATATTCTGAAATATTATCTCCAGCCCAGAATCTTTTACCGTCTTGTTTCATCCTATCACGGATTACTTGTGCTAAATTTTTGCTGTTGTCTGTCATTTAAACTCCGAGTTATAGACGAGGATGTCTATGTGTTATGATATAGTTTATTTAGGTTTTTGTCAACTAAATGCTTATGGTTTTCTTTTCAATATCCTGTTGTTTCTTCCATTCTTCGTAATGTAGTCTTCTACATTCTTCTTTGACTTTGTTTGGAATATCAGGATGCCATTCGGCCATGCCACAATCGTAGACTTTACCTTGGCTTCCGTAATCAGTAAATGTCAGAATCAACACTGCCAAAATTATAAGTGTTGCTGTTACAATCTTTCCGACAATAGTATCCGACATAAGTCAGCGTCCTTTTTTGATTTAAATGTAAATTTCATAACATCCTGTTCTGGATGACTGGTATATCTGTCGCCCGGCAGTCCAAATACTTCCAATACCATAGCACAGGTTTCATTCCACCAGAATCCGTTCTGATTGTCCCAATACACATAGACGTTATTCTGCTCGTTTACTTGTGCAACTATCATTCCAGAGTTCCTGTGCTCTACGCTGGTAATCATCTAATTCCCATTGTGCTAATTTTTCTCGAAATACTTCTTCAGCAAGTCCATGCCACCCGATACAATCGCCAGTTGGACTACGACCGCATCCGCAAGTTCCTTGTTTTCTATCTTCGGATATCATTTTTATAGTTTCCTTTTTCCGGTATAACGTGACGAACCCCGCCACGAGGATCTTCCATATCTCCTGCACGTCGAGGAATCATATGTACATGTGGATACATTACTGTTTGCCCAGCAGCCTCGCCACAGTTTTGTCCGACATTAAAAGCGTCCCACCTGCCCGATTCGACTCCCATGTAACCGAATTTGTATGCGGCTTTGTAGCAGTCCCAGAGATGGTCCCAGTCTTCTTTGGTAGGCACAAATAACAGATGTCCTTCCGTAACGGGATAGGCATCTCGAAAGACCCAGTAGTCTTTGGTTCGGTATTCAATTCCGGTCCACGGTGCTCGTTTTTCATCTAATGCCCTTTCTAAGTCAGTCATTTCCAAAACTCTTCCCAAGGATATACCAGCCAACAATCTTCTTCGGCCTTGTTAACTTCCCAACAGTAATAATCTATATCTGCTTTACTTGCTAGATTATTAGTTAATACTGCAAATCGAACATTGTTACCCCATACATTATTCCAAAAATCGTGTGCAGGATGACAGCCACTGGGCCAATCTTGTTTGATCCAATTAATAGTGGATCCTTGGTCGTTGATATCATCTACAATAAGAATCTTTTTTCTATATGCCGGATCTACTATAGTACCAGTAGATTCTCTAACTTCACTGGGCACACATCCAAACGCATCTTCGGCCATGCCTAAGTCGCTGGTACAATTACCACCATCACGCAGACTGACTTCTAACGGTCGCATGGGAATACCCATAAACTGACTAAGCATTATGGCGGGGATAGCACCACCTCTAGTGATGCCTACAATATAGTCTGGGCGCCAATTGCTAGCCATAACACTACGAGCAATCTCCACCACCGCTCCATTGATGTCAGACCAGTTGTAGTAGATTTTTTTCATAGTGTAAGTGCGTATGCTAATCGTTGAAGTTCTTCTTTGGTCATAAAGAAATTATAAGTTTGACTGTCAGCAACCTTGCCATCTTTCAAACTTTCTTGAATGATATCAAGACTAAACAGTCCTTTAGGATTAATTACTTCGTGTTTTTTTACACGTACACGATATCCTTCGTGTTCTTTGATAACTGCTTCATGTGCTGTATGAGCGACTGATTCGTGTAGTGCCATTATTCATCTCCTTTAATTGCTTCGAATGTTCTGTATTTTGCCAAAGCATGAATGTATTCATCATACAGTTTCTTTAACTTTGGATGCTTAGATTCTAGTTTAACATCTCTTTCAGGAATTTGCAAGAGTTTTTCCATTGTACTTAACCGTTCTTCTAAATCTCTATCATTTATAACAACTCGACCTTTGACTGTTAAGGTTGCATCTTTTTCTAAAATAACTTCATCTGTACCGTGCGGCATAGACATTACAGGCTTTCCGTTGCCACCATTAAACTGAGTATTTGGAGTAGACCAAGTAGCAGTACCTGTTCCGGTAGTTGTATAAATTGGTCCTGTTGTAGTTATTCCTGTTCCAATTGTGTATACTGATCCAGTATTTAAAGTAACAGTTCCGCCATTAGGTACGGTTGTGCTGTTTATCGTATAAGTATTTGTCATTATGAATCCATTTATTGTCAACAAGAAATCCCCATTCTTGTTGTTGTGGACCCGGCATAAACAAAGTCCAAGGTGTTACACCTTCTTTTAATTCGATGCGGTGATAACTATTGGCACTACAAAATCTAAAATGTCCAGGACCTCGCCACTTACGAACTTCACAAGACATAGTGCCGTCATTATGGAATTGTGGAATCCATTCGTAATAACCGCCCGCTAGTATTAGTGTAAAGTACGGCCATGGGTGATCATGTACATCACCAGGGTCGCCTTTGTGAAACTTATGTAAGAATATATTGAAAGGGAAATTCTTACGTTCTTTTAAAAAAAGATAATAACGTGTTAGCAACGGCTCGTTGCATTGACGATCCATAATGATGCGTTTACGATCTAGCCGTTCTAACAGTTTGAGTATCATTTTAATCTTTCTAATAAACCAGTTGCGGAAAAGAAATTGTCAGTAAGAGATAGTGTTTGTTTACGTAACTGTGGTAAAAACTTTTCGTAATTATCTATGTACTGAATAATCTTGTAACATAATTCCTGACGATGTCTAGTATATGTTTCAAAACTTTCAGTCCATACGCTCGGATACTTGAACGTATCCGAATACATTTCTGTATAACTGAGTCTATCGGGTACCATAGGAATAGCATCTACCACAGCACCTTCGTAACAACTAATGCCCAGTGTTTCTTGTAAGTTAGCACTGAACACTATTTTTGCTTCGCCTAACAAATTATGATATTCGTTTTTAGTCAGTTGTTGGTCCTGACACACTACAAATTCATATTGTGGCAAGTGTTCTTTTAAGTTACGAAAGATTTCAACTTGCTTCTCTGGAGCAATACGATGCGGAAATAAAATTAAGTCACGCTTTGGCATACCCTTGTATGCGGTAAGTATATCATCCATATACTCCATGGGCCAGCCTGTGCGTACAACCTTGTTGTTGAATAACGTATCGTCAAATACAGTCTTATACATACTTGCTTTACGATCCGGATCTGGTTGGATCAAGTTTTCGTAAAACATGTGAATATGAAAGTCTGTGGCAAAGTAGTTGTGATCAAAAGCATGGTAGAAACTTTTTTCTGCATGCCTTACCCAAGGTT